ATGATTGAAAAGAAACAGTATCATCTGTATACAGATGAGGAAAAATTTGAGATTGTTCATGATCATCTCGATCATCGAATCTCAATTAGGGCGTGTGCTACGAAATATAATATATCCCCTACTTCTTTAGTGTTTTAGTTGAGAGCTTACAGAGAGAACGGTAAAGATGGTCTCAAAAGTCAGATAGGAAAGAAAAGAGGTAAAGGGAAAGGAAGACCAATAGGTACATTAAAGCCAAGAACTACGATTGAAGAATTAGAAAATGAAAACTTGAAATTGAAGATTGAGGTTGAACGATTAAAAAAAGGTTATCTCACGAAAGGAGCTGGTGCAAAAAAGGAATACGTTTCTATAAACAACTGGAATTTCAAATCATTGAAAGATTAAGTGTTAATCATTCAATAAAGATGTTATGTGAACTAATGGATGTCAATCGATCTGGATACTATAAATGGGTGAAAAGAAAAGATAATCCTTCTTCTAAACAAATAGAACGTGAAAGAGATATCGCTATTATAAAAGCAATCCACCATAAGCATCATTCTCATGGGTACCGCTGGATTAGAGCCTTTGCAGCAAAACATTACAAAGCAACTTGGAGTAATCATGTCCATTTATGTTGTAAATACGCCGGAATAATGTCTGCCGGTAAGCACTATCGATATGTTAGACCTGGCGATGAAAGGGTTAAGTACAAAAACCTTATTAATAATTCTTGGAGATACTTATCTCGCCCTCTGGAAGTGGTCGTTTCCGATATGACTTCACTTTATATAAAGGGTAAATATTATGAACTTACTTTCTACTTTGACGCTTATACAAAAGAAATTTTGAGTTATAAATTATCCGGTAGACGTGGAGATGCTTCTCAATACTACGATGGTTTACTAGATGTTTTAGAAACAATAAAAAAAGAAGAGTTAACAGAACCTACAGTTTTGCACACCGATCAGGGATCCGTTTACTCTTCGATAAGCTACAACGAGCTCATTAAAGATTATAACATTAAACGCTCAATGAGTCGAGCAGGTACACCAACTGATAATCCAGTTGATGAATCATTAAATGGCTGGATTAAAGAAGAATTATTCTTAGATTTTAATATCGGTAAATCAAATGATGTAAATCAGTCCATTAAAAATTATGTGCATTATTATAATAACGAACGATTCTCATATGCCTTAAAATACAAAACCCCAGCTGAGTTTAAATCTCAACTAGGGTTTCATTAAGGTTTGATACATGTCTACTTTCTCTTGACAAATCTAAATTGTATCAAACCAATGCTTTTTATATGTCTTGTCATTACTAAGTTTATCATGTTTTTCACTGAAAAAATAGCGTGTTTTACTCTGGAGTTATACCAAGTTTACTTTTTATGCACTAGAAGCTTACAGCTTTTAGCACAATCGTCACTGAATGTGATTATTCGCTTGACAAGTTTATTTAGATCATTAATCAATTTTTATAATGGATTTCTTCGCAATATTTACTTGTTTTTGTAATAAAAGCACTAAATCCATTAACTGTTTTTATATCCAATAAACACAATGATAAAATATGCTATTGTTTTTGGCATCATAAATGCACCTAATGCAGGAACAAATCCACTTCCAACTACTACAATAATATAACATACAAACGAAACGATTATCCAAATACCCATTTGCCTAAACATTTTAAATTCTTTTTGTTTACCAACTCGTAAAAACAAGATTACTATAATTGTTCCCAAAATTGCAAAGGGAATATTTCTTAACACTCCATAAAATAATTCAGTTCCATTATTTAACCAATCATTCCCAGGTAATGCAAGTAATGCAAAACGTAATACAATCAAAGTAATAATTGATATATGGACTTTTTTGTTATAATTATTTGTCTTTATCGTGTAGAACAAATAGATTAAATAGTAAAACACAGTCATTGTAACCCCGGTAATCAATTTTCCAACACCTAAGGCCATTTGATAATCAGCCAAGCCAGTTGTTAAATGACCAACAATTCTTGGAACCAAATGGAACGAATCTCCAAAGCCAAGTAATAGGCCCATAACCCCAAAAATTATAGTTGCTTTTTGTTTTTTTATAATACCTTTTCTAATAATCAGAATAGAAAAGGTTATTACTGCCAATAAATAAGTTATATCAAAGATTGATTCAAAATAATTCATTTATTTTCTCCTTCTACTGTCTTTAACAGTGATGTTAATATTTTGCGAAAAGTTGTATATTCATAATTTTCCATAGTAATTAAGGCCACTAAATTATTGCAAATGAAGTCAGAAAATATTTTTGCATCTTCTTCTGTAACATTGAGCATCGACCTTACATCTTTCATCACTACGTTATTAAACACCATAATTCCTTTATTATGGTGTTTTTTTCCAGTTTGTCGAAAAGAATAAGATAGTTCTTTTGATAATATATGATAATTAAATTTGTTGCTAAATTCCACTAGAGAAAAATAGTAAAATTCAATTCGATCAGTGAAACTCATTAATGAAGACACATTACTATTGATATAGGTTATATAATTCATCCAGAAATCTTTTGTAATATCAATTAAGATATCAGTCTTGTTCCCATAGTATTTATATATAGTTCCTAACCCAATATTGCATTTTGTTGAAATCATCCGAATACTAAATTTAGTTATGTCTTTTGATAGAAGAATTTCTTTTGCTGTTTCGAAGATAATTTCCTTTTGATTTTCTAATTTTAACATATAAGCCACCTCACTTGAACACTGTTCTAACAAAGTATATAGCAAATACTAGTTAATGTCAACAAGAAAAATAATTACATTTTTATTGCAGTGCAAGAAACGTGGTTTTTGTAAGTTCAATCTATATAAAAATCCCAAGAAATCATCCGTAGGGTATTAATCCCTTAGATTTCTTGGAATACGAGTATATTTGTCTTGTCATTTCAAAGTTTATCATGTTTTTCACTAAAAAAATAGTGATTTTTACTCTCTAATTATACCAAGTTTACTTTTTGTGCACTAGAAGCTTACAACTTCTTTGTCTAATTATAATATATAATGTTCATTTATGTGGTACCTATGTGTCACACTTTTTCATAACAGTGCAGTCTAGTTCTTTTATTTTTTTAGCTATCTCTTTTATTTCATTCAATATTTGTTTTCTTCTATTGTCGGTTTCAATAATATCGCTTAAGCTTTTTAAAGCCATCACAATGCAAAATAGTTGTAAGCAATCTTTTTTATCTATCTCTCGAGTAAATATTCCATGACTAATTCTATTCCTGTTAATAATTGAAGGTTCTTCATCTTTCTCAATTGATTTTGAAAAAATATGCTCTTCTATTAATGAATTCACATTTTCTATCATACGAACAAAGAAATCTATATTTGTTTTGAATGGTTGAGACACAGATTCTACCTGTTCTTTTGTCAAATTGAAATTGTCTTTTATCCTAAATATGGTCTTTCCATCAAATTTTCCAACTTTTTTATACAAATATTCAATCACTGGGAATAATCCTTGAACACAAACATAATATGCACTGTTAAAATACGCTAATCTACATTGTTGATAATACATATTTGCTATATTTGAATCTAGTGATATCGATGATGGAAAATAGGTGTGAAAGTTTTCATGAAAAAAATCCACATATAATTGTTCTACATCTGTGTTGGAATATCCGCTAACTCTAAAATCTTGCCTAAACATAATCCAGCCTTTTTGGGATAATATATCATAATTAGTTTTCGAGAAGCTATTTCCTAATATCTTTTTTCCAAATTCATTCCGGAGAATTAGATCATAAAACAAAAGTTTATTTTGATAGTGGATATAGATGTTTGAATAACATTCTTTTTCGCTAATATTGTCTTTTTTCAAACCGGTTAAGACTTTTTCATCGGTTGCTATTTTCTCTCTTAGTTCAATAATATTCTTGCTAAGATCCATTGTATAAGTTATCGCTGAGTAAGGTTCAATTTTATTCATGAATAACCTTCTTTCCACACTAAAACATTGTTCTGTCATTACTATGTTTATTGTTGCAAAAAATGGAATTTACCAGTTCTCAATATTATACTATTAACCAACTATGATCATTAGAATAATTGTTAATGGTATGAGAAATATTCCAAATTTCAAAGCATGATTAAAATGTTTCATCTTGTTTCGCGCTATTTTAGAATTGATGTTCACTTGGGACAATATCATCTCGCACATTTTTTTATCTTCAATATGTTCTGTTTTTTCAATATATTCCTCTGCTGTCATATTCGAAATGGAAACAAAGGAAACCAAATTATCAGGAAAAATATCTTGATTTTTTATTCTAGCAACAAACACTGAGATAAGATGGTATATCACGAAAATCAATACAGACAAGTACATCAAACCAAAAATAATAATAAAAGCTATCTGAGTATTTGTACCATTAACAAGTAGATTTGTTATCTGCCCATAAGTATTTGCAGTAAGCCCAACAATTAATCCTACAAAAGCAATTAGAATTGATGATTTATTATCAGCAGCTACAATCCATGAATTAACTGTTTCTAAAGTTCTAAATGAAGTATCTTTATCAAATACTCGTTCTAATTTATCTCCCATGTTGCCTCCTTAATGATATACGTACTTTGTAACGAAGTGTTGTACCTTACACAAAAGGTTTTAAAGTGATCACTTAAATGTTCATATGTTTTTGAATCTAGAATTATTTGGTCCTTTTCTGCTATATTACAGAATTTAGAAGCATAATTAGTTATGTCACTTGGATATGCGACTTCACTTCCATTATCGGTTGTTAACCTGGTGACATATACATGCCCAGTGCGAATGCCTATCCCACAATTAATTTTCCAATTAGGATCTAACAATGGATTCATAGATTCTGCAATGTAAGTGTTAATTGTTATAGCTGCATCAACAGCTCTTTGTCCTGAATTGCCTGTTGAATCATTGGTGAAAGCACAAAGTATTCCATCCCCTACAATCTGCAAAATTATACCGTTTCGCTCATTAATGGCTTTTTTGCATAATTTGGTGTACATTTTATAGATTTTCACCATATTTTTTCTTCCGATAATATCAGTTAGTACCGTTGAGCTTCTAATGTCAGTAAACATGATAGTAGTTTCGATATTATATACGTTTTTCCCACTCGGAACTTGGCTCTTCGCTAGAAATCCATCCTGATTAGTTACAGATATGCTCTTATCATAAATTTGTTTCAACTCATTCTTTAATGATTCCAATTCACTTCTGTCCATACTTATTCTCCTCACTATATTAAATTAACGACTACTCGTTCTTCTTCTAATTCTTTTAGCTAAAGGCTTTGCTTTTTTATAATTGTTTAATGAATACAAAAACAATGGTATAAATGCAGATGTTATAATCCACTTAACAATTTCAAGTGTTTGAAGGTACATATTTCTTTCTAATTCACTCATGAATCCGAAATCAATATCAGTCAAATATATAATTCCAAAGAAACATGATGCAATAAATATAAACAATAATTGGTGTAATCTAATTATTTTATGCTTTTCTCTGTCTTTAATAATCATGTTCCTAAATCTAATGATTAATGCAAAAATATTAGTAATGATTAAAGCATAAAACAACATAGGTAAAATGATAGAAACGAAATTGTTAAGCACAATATCCCATTGAAATGGAATTATAATAAGGTTATTAACCACTATTGGATAACCAAACGCTGCAAGATAAAGAAGTAATGCTAACATTGAAAATTGGATTGCATCCATAATTAAAACTTTTTGTGTCTGTTTCTTTGTAACTCTTATTTTTTTGTGCATCCATAATCCGGCTAAAAAATACAGAATATTAATCCCTAATAAAAACAAAACTGCATATACCGAACTTTTATATACCGCTAGTAGTATTGTTCCCCAAATACTAGATGTTGCAAAACCTAGAGTAATAACAACAATACCTATCGCTATAACCATCAGAACCAATGCTGCTATTAATTTTAAAACAAGTAATAATGCCTTTAAAATCCAAGAGATGATTCTTAATGCTAATGCTTTATGTTTCTTATCAACTTGTTCTTTTCCATCTTCATTATCCATAGTATCTTCCTCTTGCTGGACTGATGGAGAATTATTCTTGAATTTTCCTGCTAAATCTTTAAATTTCAAAACTTTGAATGCTTTAACATAGAATCTGATTTTTCCATATGTTAACAATAAAAAATCTATTGAGATTAATACTATTAGTCCAGTGTTTAACATAGTCCTTATCCTTTCACAAATTTATTAAATGCACTTGTACTTCATTCTGAACAATTTCAGGAATTATAGTCTTAACATGAAATATCTGATTCATGTAGTGATGTGCGAATGCTATCGCGTCAATTTCTATATGTTGTTTGAGGTAATCATCATCGTTTTCTAAAACTCCTGAAGGTTTCTCGTAATTCTCCATATCTTTTTTCCAGGTATTGATTCTAGCTTGTTCTATGATCTCTTTTCCTTTATACTTACCTGAAACAACAAGGTATTGAAAAACATGTCTAGTCTCGTGAAAACACGTTGTTTGAATTTCTAGAATGTTTGCTGATGATATCCATATTTCATTAAAACCAATTATCATTTTATCTTTTAGAAAAACTGCATTGATGCCTTTCTTATTCAAATTTATGTCATTAAAAAACTGCACATCAGGAGTCTTTATGTTAAGTATCCGTGCAGCTAAAGCAACACCACTCATCGCAACTTCAAAATTATCCATGACAACCCCCGTAAAATCGTATAATTATAAATAAAGTATATCACATTTCATTTATAAAAGAAATTGAAAAAAGCCGTAGCAGATTCAACCGCTACGGCTTGTGTGTTTGTTCTTGTATACTATTCTTGTTTTGAATTAATGAAGGTGAGTTTTTCACCAATAATCCTTAAGATGTTGTTATCAATTTTGAGCGATGCTTTCACTCCAATTGTTGATCCTTCACTTAGGTACTCCATGACGCTTTCCATCAACCCTTCATTCAAGTTTACAGGAATGACATCAGATTCTAATTCATCTGTTCTTTTAATTTTTATTGCTACAATTCCGGCAAGTTTATCTAATCTTTCCACTCTTCCTACAAGTATAACTTGGTTTAACATACCTAATTCCTCCTTTTTTGTTATGTCACATATTACCGTTATAAAACAGTAATAGCAACCATTTTATGACTGATTCTTAAGCTTATCAGCGATAATCTTTTCAGCTTCAGATAATGTCGATTTACCATGCATTTTATTGCTGAAGGATATGTAATCATCGATAATCGATTCAATCTTTGATTGGTTGTCTTCTACAAAACCAATCGCACGTTCAGTTGATCCTGTTAAATTGGATACCCATTCACTCAAACGTTGAATAACCGCAAACTTCTTCTCATCTCCTGCTAGAAATGCTTCACCTTTAGATTTTGCGATTTGATTTTTTTCTTCGACGATCATAATGAACTCTTTAATTGTTTTTTGAACAGTTTCGTCAAAAATGATATCTTTAGCTTTTGATACGAGTTCATTCACTACAATCGATGACTGTTTAAGATCATCTTTTACCTCTTTAATTACATTAGATAAATTACCATTTTCCTTAAACTTTGATGTTAAATACAATATTACTAAAAATATGATGATTACAATTAAAACTAAATCAAGTGTTGTCATTTCCTTTTCCTCCGATTCGTTTATATATGTTCACTTGTGAATCCTCTAGTCGTGATACTCGATGTTCCAGGACATTTACGTCCTTTTTTAATGTCTTGATATCTTGAGAGTGCAACTCAAGCAAATTCAACATCTTCACACTTTGTTTATCTATCTTCTGTATATTCGTTAATATTTCTTCATTACTCATTTGGCTCTTTTGGTTTTGCTTATTGAATTGCTTAATTGTTGTTAGAATAACGACAACCATTGTAACAATCCAATAAATCAGATTTTCCATTCGAAACAAATCATATAAATTATCCCAACTCATTGTTCATCAACTCATTTCTATATTGTTCTAAGTATTCTAATTGTTCTTTTAATAATTCTTTATAACTGTGCCCTATTTTATTGTCCCAGTTATGCTTATATTCAATCATGTATGTCTTCCATGGTTCTTCTACTACAAGCTCATAAATCCCAGTCTTCTTAAAATGCTCGACCATTCCTCTGAATCTAAAGATATGGTAATGCGACTTGAAATATGGACTGATGTCATATCTCATGCGGCCATACTGCAGTTCTACCGTTAAATGATTAATCATTAATTCCTTATCATCGTAAGTTAACAGTTTATTGAGCGTTCCTTCAAAACTTGGATTTAAATAGATTAATGTACGATCAATACTTAACAAATCATCTGCAGCTGCACGGTAATAAGGAATAACTCCTTCGTGAAATCCTTGTCTATCAATGAACGTTTCCTTAGAATAAGCAAAAACATCATACTCAGCCAAGTTCAAATGAATAAGACCTCTAAAATTATCAAGAACTACATTTACATCCTTATCACTGTTTTCATCATCTACCCCATAGGCAATAGAACCGCAATAATATAAAAGGAGTATTTCCGTTCCTGGAAAAACTCCTTTGATTAAGTTATATAGTTTGTCCATCTGGTAATGGTTCTACGATTGCTGAAGAAAATGGTTCTATGACATCAAAATCATCAATTGCATCTTCAAAACCAATGACATTATGTTTCAGCCAATTGTATCCTTGTTCAATGGGATTTACGTTTAAGAACGATGTAAAATCAGAAAATGGGATTTCGATATCAATTTCTTCAATTGGATCTTTATGATCTGCTCTTGCTTCCTTTGAAAGATACGTCGCTACACAGATGACACATTTCTTTTGCGAATAGCTAATGTTAAAAGCTGTGATGCGGTGGTATGAAGCATTGATACCAAACTTTGTATTTAATTCTTTTATGATGGCCATATAATCCCTACTTTCTTTTTATCCTATAAATTGTTACTGAGATGCTATCAGGAGAACCAATAGACATTCCTGGATTAATATAAAGTGCACCTAATGCACCATTGATTGAATGAGCAAAATCAACTAATTTTACTGAAGGATCACCTTGTCCGGATAACGTAGTAATACTTTTACCATAAGCAACCCATTGTTGAGTATCTGATAAAGAGCTTCTAAATGTTGGGGATATTTCAAAGTCAATAACTTTTACAATTCCACTAGTTATGGTTGGACTTGCAACATAACTGTCATCAATAGTTTGACTTGTTGTATTCATTCCAGATGTTTTCGAGTGTGTAGTATCAACTGTGTTCACATGGTGTGCCAAATATGATCCATACAGAGTAGATTGTGCTGACGTGCGGTAATAGATATATGTGTCCGAAGTATCTAGTGAAGATCCATAAGTAGATGCAATCACATGGACTTTATAAATGTAATCCGGATCAAATGGATACACCAAACTATGATAATAACTATATCCTTCATAACTATAAACCTTTTCAAGTTCTCCACCTATTTTGATTACTGATGATGACCCTCTAGCATAGAGTGCATTATTATTATAATCAAAAGCAAGTTCACCAATATAAGCCAAGTTTGAAGTTGTTGGTGTAGCAGTTCCTCTCTTGACTCTGATGATTGCCATTAATACGTACCGCCATCAATGATTGATGAAGGTTGTAAAACCTTGCTTGTATCAATTCCTAACTTGTATTTGATCATCGATGGTGTATAGTTGGTATCTACTTCTGGTAAATACACAAGACCATCATTGATTACACTGTTTGAGTAATCTGTATCACTGCTCGCTAATCCAATTCCGGTAGCATTGATGATTTGATTTAATCTAACGTTATCTAAGATAGTTCTTTGGATACTAGTTAGATGTAGATTGCTTACTATATGCGTGTTATAAGTTGATAATGCCACACCACCAAGTCCAGCTAGAGAAATTGTAACCACTCCAGTTGAACCGTTAACACTTGTTACTGCATCTGTTGGAGTTAATAGTTCTTGCCAGTTTGCAAGCACACTATAACCTGCAGTTTTAAGAATGTATGATTTATTTAGATCAGTTCGAACTGCAACGTCACCTTCTTGTGCTGTTGTTAATGCTAGCATTGCTGTTTGACTTGATACAACAAATGTATTTGTCATAGCGATTTTAGGTACAACGCTATCTGCAAGTTTTCCGTTTGCATCTAAGATTGGGACGTTTCCATTTCCTGTTCCTGTATTTTTGGTTGCAGCTGTACCAAGTCCAAGTGCTGTAATCTTGGTATCAATTTGAGTATTAACCTTGTTTACTCCAGGTATTTTTAAATAATCAGCATCTGCTAAAGGAATCCCAGCGCTAGCTACTTTATCCGCTTTTGCAATATATAAATGCTCACCATTAAAATCGACCTGTGGTTCACCGGCTTTTACAGTTCCAACCGATCCAATCAGCGGACCTGTTCCTGCAGTTGTTCTTCTTTTTATTTGAATTGTTGCCATTTCATTTCCTCCTATTTTTTAACAAATACTGATGTGATGTTATGTATCGTACTACCACAACTAAACGTTACAATTCCATTTTCATATACTACTCCAAGTGTATAATCGGAGTTTGCATATCGATAAGCAACAGATGTATTCGATCCAACAAAAATAAAGAGTGCATCTCCTGGGATCGTAATGACTATAGTATTATTGATGGTAACGTAGATAATAGACTGAGAAAGTTCCGTAGAATTTGTTCCTGAAAATTGATAGATTCCATTTTGAATTTTCGACACTGTTTTTCTCACTGGATAATATCTATTTAGAATCGAAGTTTCTAGTTCACTAACTCTTGTTTTATCATTCGTTATAAACTTTCTTGAATAACTTGCATTGAGTGTAACGGAAGTCGTCGTTTTGGAATATGCACACAATACAATCTCATATAATCCATCAGTAGTTAAGAGATTTGACAGTGAAAGTGATGGATAACTTCCAACTTGTTCTTTTAAATAGATACTTGCTGAATTATCTGATGTGTTAACTCCTAGAACTACATAACCGTATTTACTTGAATCAGGAGTTACACCAATCGTTGTCTGACTCTCTACATAGATTATTCGACCGTAGACCGAAATATAGCCGTCACCAAACGTTATTGTATTGTTGGCTAATGTAAACGCGCATTCACTCTTTAAGCCCTTTAGAATGCCAACGTCGCTTGAAAACAGGTAATGGTAAAGGTCTGAATCTACCTTTGATGTTACATTCCCACCTTCAAATGTTACTTTTTGAATTCCCATTAGAATTCACCTCCATCTAAATCTGCATTTGTAATTGTTATATTGCTGACACTTGATCCCGTGTTCTTACTTAATAATTGTATTTTTTCAGTTAGTTTCACTCTGTATTCTCCAAGCGTAATTTGTACATAGTTCATTGAACTTTTAAACTTCATCCCAGTTACAATCGAATCATAACTCTTTTGATTGTGGATAAATGAAATATAGTCTCCAAGATGTAAATTTGTAAATGGGATAAACACTTTGTTATTCATATCCAGGTTAAATGAAATGTTATGATCTAACTTTGAAGATATCATTTCACTTCTTGCTTTTGTTTCTAATGTCTCATAATCATTATCCGTATAAATAAATGATTTAGACATCACACTTGCATATCTGTTATCCGAGTTTCCATCTTCCGTAATCTCTCCAGTTGTAAGTAAATAATAAGTCTTCACAAAGGTAGAAGTCACGTTATCACTTCTCGGATAAAATATCACTTTGTTTATCATCTGGCTTGTCGAATCATTAGTTTCCACGTTCAGTATTGATGAGAAATTGCTCTTCATCACCATGCCTTGGTTCACATGAACGATTTTAAATATAATATTTGAGATACGTCCTCTTAAAAAACTAACACCAGTTCTAAAACTGATCCCATAACCTTTGGAAATGAGTTCAAATATTTTTGACATTGATTCTATCTTATCTGTTTCAAAACTTAAACTTCCATTAACAGAAGCTTCTTTTTCTACTGATAGATAAGTTAGGTTTTGCTTTTCATCACTGTTTATCTTGAAATAAGTAATAATCAAATCATATAAGTATTGTGCAAGATCTCCGGAAACACTAGAAACTGGTATCTCTAAATTAAAAATCTCTCTAAAATCGAGAGATTTTATGATAGTTGTTTGATCATCCGTTAATTCTATACTTTCTAAAATGCCAATATATGAGAATAGTTCACTTTGCAAAACCACAATGTCACCAATCATGGTATTGATATTCGTCTTATTAACTTTGAATGTTGAACGTTGAATTAGCACCATGTCAAGAATAATCTCATACTCAGGACTGATAAAGGCATTGTCTTTATATTGAAGTGTTGCTCTATCAAGAAATATAAGTTTCATATTAGATACCTATATAACCTTCTAGTACTGTTACCCTACAGACGGATTCTGTACTTACTCCTGGTTTAAATTCAAGTTCATAATCGCCATGGTCCAAAAAGATAAAATTATCCATTTCGAAATCCTGATTTCCGTATATGTCCGTTTCAGTATCATTTTCAGTCAGTGTTATGATTTGCTTGCTTGGGATAGAATTGATTATAATCTTGGCACTACTTGATTCAAGATATAACCTAAGTGTTGATACAATCTCTCCATTTCTTTTTACGTGAAATTCAGGATCAATAACACCTCCATAGATTTCAATAACCAGCGGTGCTTTGTCTAGTCCACTATTTGTGACATTAATTTTTCCTTCATATGAGCTCGAATAATAATATGGATAGCTGTAAGGATAGACCTTTCCACTACTTGAACCATTCGCGATTATCTCATATGTCTTTTCTTTGAGCCATAAGGATAGTTTCTTAAATATGATATTACTTTGTATCGTATTTCCTATTAATTCTGCTTTTGATAAGCTTGTTATATCTACATAGCAATAAGCTGAAAAAGCACTGTTTTGATAATGCAATTTAAATTCTTTATTACTCATGCTTATAAAATCCACAAAGGATTTGTATCCAGCATAACCATTTAAAAATATAAGTGTTTCATTGATTTCTGAAAGCGGGATATTATAATCAGACTTGGAGTAAAAACGATTATACTCAAGATATTTCACATCTAAAGAAAACCCTAATCCACTGACTTGAGAGATAATTGTGTGATTGCGATAATCAAAATAGTAGATATCGCCATATTCATTTTCTAAATAGAATTGTCTTATCAAATGACATTACCTCCTAATGCTTTATTAATAGATTCAATATCAAAGGTAGGCGACGTTGTATTGATTGTGATATTGTTTGTTGCATTTGTTGTATTACTATTTGAGCTATTTGATACTGAGCTGACGCTTTTTAAATTGAAGGCATCACCAAAAAAATCATCAATTCCACCAAAGAATCCACCAACTTTGTCGACTGCATTTGATACAAAACTGCTTACTCCATCAGTGATGTTTGAAGCTAAGTCACCAATACCTGAAGTGATGTTTCCAAAGATATCTTTTACCTTGCCACCAAGGTCTCCCATTTTGGAAGGTAACTCACCAATCCACTCGAATATTTTTTGTAAAAATTCTACAATTTTCTGAACAACATCCAATACCGGTTTTAATACAGTACTTAAAACTTGAATGGCTGGAACAAGAATGGAACTTAAAACATTACCTACAAGTGTGATAAGCGGTGCAAGTGCATTTAATATTTCAGAAAAGATACTTATTTGTGCGATTAGAGGCATTAGAATTATGTCAAGAATAGGAACAAGCAAATCAACTAACATTACTACCAAATTGATAATAACATCTAGAATCGGTTGTAAAGCGGTCATCAGACTATCTACAATTGCTAAGATAGGTGGTAGTAACTGCATGAACGTTTCCATGAGTCTTCCAAGTAATGCTTTAAACTCTTCACTTTGAAATAATGCCATGGCTAATATCGCAATCAAAGCACCAATTCCAAGTGTGGCAAAGTTAATTCCTGCACCTGCAAAGAGTCCTGCTGTTCCTACTCCTTTAAGTGCCATAGAAGCTATGTTCAACAATGGACCAACTTTTCCTACAATAACTAGTACGGGTCCAACTGCAGCTACTAAAGCTACAATCGTTGCGATAATCTTCTTTGTTCCGGAATCTAGGTTATTCCATTTTTCAATCCAATCTTTTACATTTGGAATAATATTGTCTCTAACCTTAATAATTAATTCTTGTAAGACTGGTAAAACAGTACTTGCTATATCAACAGCTAAGCTTGATAGTGCTTGTTTAGTTCGATCAAGTGCATCGGTAAACTCACCTGCTTGTTCTGCTTGCTCATTAGTTACTATACCGAGCTCTCTTGCTTCTTTTCTTAATCCGTTAATTGCATTGGTTTCACTCGATAGGATAGGCAGTACTTCAGTTCCGATTTTCTCACCAAAGAACTCATTGGCCACACCAACTCGAACAGATTCATCAGCAACATTACTTAATGCATTACGGATCAATTCAAAAGCTTGATCAGCATCTTTTCCTTTTAGATCATCTACTGTTAAACCGATCATTGCTAAACTATCGACTACCTTATCACCATTACCTGTTGCAATGTCTCCAAGAATGCCATTTACTTTTGTGAAAGCTTTTGTCATGGATTCAGTAGAGGTTCCCATGATCGTTGCTACATGATTCCATTCCTGGAATTGTTCAGCTGATAACCCTAACTTTTGAGCAGTATCTCCTATCTCATCTGCAGTATATGCAGTCTTAACTGAGAAAGCTGTTAAAGCAGCAACGGCTCCTAAAATAGGAACCGTTACAGATTTAGTGAGTGATGAACCAAGTTTACCAATTTTCTCAAAATTGGCATTTCCAAGTTGTTTAATCTTATCAGCTGTTTTGCTTAACTCATTATTCAACTTCGAAACTTCAGCTTCTGAATAAGAGACATTTCTTTTCATCTTATTAAATTCTTCTTGACTCATGTCGCCTACTTGAACTGCTTTTCTAGCTTTCTCAAGTTCTTGATTCTGAGTTTCAAGTTTCTTTTTTGTTTGAACTAGAATATCATTAAGCTTACCTTGTTTCGATTTCCACAAATCAAGGTTCGTACTATCATATTTCAGGTTTGTATTGATGGCCTTTAAATCTTTGTTCTGTTCTTTTAGATCTTTTTTGATACCATTTAATTCGTTTTCTAAGTCTTTACCATCAAGACTAAGCTTGATGTTTAACCCTTTAACTGTTTCTGCCAAAATACTCACCTCCAGTGTATAAAAAAAACACACCAAATGATGTGTTTAAGAGAAATAATGCTTTTCGTTACCTGATTTCCGTAAGTAATACTTCCATACTTTCAGCAAAAGTCGGAATGTTGCTTTTCCAATATGGAATAGATATTTCTACTGATTTAATTGCTTTATCAAACTGTGCTTTACCATATTCTTTTTTAAATTTATTAAGGAAGAATTCAAAATCAGTTGGTTTCATAGATCTTTTATTTATTACGCCATCTGATAGTTTTATCAATATATTTAGATATATCATTGCGCTTCCTTGATTCATACCAGACTTCTCAGAAACTTGATAACTTAAATCCTTAATATCATCATAGCCGTTTTTATACTTTTTAAACGAGTTCCAAACTTCTTGGATCATTTCTGTTGTTATTACATTGTTTGTTCTTTTGCTTGTCTTTGTTTCAATAATTCCTGCAGTCTGTTTTATTTCTGTAGTCTGTTTTAGCGAGAAAGGCAACCCTTTTTCTTTCACAATCTTATTCATGAATATGCTAAATGCAAGTTCAACATCTAATCCTACTGAATCTAAAATTGATTCAACTTCCTTTAATAAATTCTCTTCTACTTCAAACGTTATATTTGACATAAAATCCTCCTTCTGTATAATTACTATGTATTACTTACACATATTATACATTACATTAGCATTTACTGTCAATAGTAATTTAAGTAATTCCCTAGTAATTATAGTAAATAAGCATCAATATCATGTTGAGTTGCTTTTCTACTACTTTGCTTTCCATTGATTACATTCATCTCAAGTTCAACTATTTCAAAGTAAGTATCTAGATCAAATGTTTTCGTATCTTCAATTGATAACCCTAAGTGAGCAAGATTAAAAATGATGTTTGCTGTTATATTTTGAGAGTCCGAGTTATTTGGGACTCCCCTTGCTTGCTGATCCTTTTTGAAAGGTACCAAGCATTTCACCTATCGTATTCGTTAGATTTTGTAATTCATCCTGGTTGCTTAAAATCGAAAAATCTAACGACATTAAAAAATCGTTATACGATTGCTTGCTGAAAGGTCTATGCAAAACATAGATAATCCTGAAGATTGTATCAATTACAGTTGATAGATCTTCCTCTTTTTTCAAACTTGCCTTATCTAGTTTTTTGATGTCACTAAATAACTCAGTAGAGAACACATTGCGATAATCAATAATTGTAAATAGGGATGAATGAAGACGATAATCTATATCACTTAGTTTAAGTGTTTTTTCCATTATTCATCTCCTAAATAAACGTTGGTAATTCTGGTGCACTAGTTAAAAATGCAGTATAGTTGGTATCTCCAACTCCAGCGATAATTCTTAAAATCAGATTGTTTCCGGATTCAATTGGTCTTGCTGTGATGTTTAATGTGATTGAGTTTGCTTCTATTGAATCTGCTTTTGATTTACTTGCATCTCCGGATGGAGTCGCTGTACATAAGAAGTACCATATGCGTCTTGCTTTGATGTCTCCTTGAATTTCATAACCTAGTGCAAATGTCTTTGTTTCGCTGTTTACAATCTCTACTAAGTTTCCATTTGTATCTTCTAAGAATCCAAATATATCCTTTTTAAAGACTTCATCAATCTCTGTGAACTTTAATGTTACGTTTGTTCCTGAATTTGATACAAGCGTTGCGATCACTTTGTCATCAGCATATACTTGTGTGCTTCCACCGATTGCTTCAGTCGTAATCTCTTGAGCGCCTTCTAATCTTTTTGGTAATCCAAATGTCCAACTACCATCTTCTACTTGTGTGGCTAATGCATAATGTACATTTTTTAAGCCAAAAGTAACTTTATTACTCATAATTAAATAACCTCCAATTTGATTTCATAAACTCTGTTAATAGATCCATCTTCATTTGTGTACTCAGATAGCATTTGAAACTCATAATCACTTAAATATAAATACAACTCGAGTCGCTCTTCCAACTCGAGATTCTTTTTCTGTGTAATCAAATTCACTTGAATTGTTGCGACTCTCATTTGAACTTTATCATCAGCATAAACTGTTCCACGATTGCTTATTTCTTGATAAACAATATAATCATTTGCTTCATTGATATTTTCTCTTATTCCATATGACACTTGTCCAGGTAAAGCTGATTCTAATACTTGATATAGATTCTCTAATATGATTTGCATTATAATCCACCTTTTTCAATCAGTTGTCTGATATCCTCAAGCATCTTTGGAGTAAGCAAATCAAAGGCAGGTCTCAAGAATGGTCTTGGCCCTACATACTTACCACTTTTATGAGTGAATCCAAACTCAAGCAAATGTGTGAGCTTTCCTTTTGTGTTTGAGTATATTGATATTGTTTTGTTAATGCCTTCACCTTGAGGTGTCGCAACAAACGAATCAGCAAAAGGTTTTGATCCACCACTTCTTGGTGCGTGATTTGAAATATACTTCACAATTTCTTCTGCAGTTTCATCTAGTCTTTTTTCTAATTTAGGAATAAGCTCCTCAACATAATCTTCAACCATGTTTTCAATAGCCGCTCCTAATTCATCAAGCGTAGCCAAAGATGTCACTCTTTCTGACCTTTGATCTGCTTAAGTATAGTTCAGTAAATTGTCCTGCAGTATATGTTCTCTCTATCTTATAGATCACATCACCGATTTCAACATACTTGCTATCGTCATAAAGGAAACTTTGAATTTTCACTGCAATATCAATGTGGATGTCTGATCTTTTGCTTTCATAATATTCTCTAGAAGTAATACTGAAATTAATGCCAATCACTTCTTTTGAATGAAGGAATAGGTAGCTTGAGCCACCTATAGAATTTTGAACCAAATCAATGGTTAGTAACTGCATTCTTATATTGGGGGAATTAGGATACATTTTCAATAGTCCCTTTCGTTAGTGCGATTTGTCCGACTAACATATCGAATGTTTTAGGTAGTTCTTTTGCACTACCATCATTCTTGAAACCAAAGAATGTTTTCACATAAATAATAATGATTGTACTAACCATTGGATTCGACTCATCATTTATATAAGAAGGATCAATCCCACAACTCTCTAAATATAGTTTGCAACTGTCTATGTGAGTCGTCAGCTCATCATCAGCAAATGTTTCTGATATGGGGATTAGCAGTGCTTTTTTTACAATATCTATAATTGCCATAGAATCGATCCTTTCTTATCTTTAATTAGCGGTTATTAAGCGGCTGCTTTCTTTTTAATTCTTAAGAATCCGTTATAACCTACAACATTACCACCTGTGAATACAGATGCTTTATAACTGATAATTCCGTCTTTAAATTTATAATCTGTTGATTTACCAATTTCAACAGATGAGAATACTGGAACTTCATAGTTTTTAAGAGCTCCATAGGCGATACCATATTCTCCAGCTGCAGTGTTTGAATCTGCGATTGCTTTACAATGTGAATTGATGATGTAAGGAATACCATCGATTGTCTTATTCACATAATCAATTGAATGAACTTTTCGACCTTCTTGAGTTTTAAGTCCGGCAAATGCACGTAGGTCATTCTTATTCAAGATAAGAACTGCTCCGCCTTCGACTTCTTCATCTCCACCATAAGCAAAGACAATGTCATCTAAACTTGTATCTGTAATTGCAGCAATTTCAAGAGGTGCCTTATCAGCAAGTGCTACAGCTGCATCACTGAAGATTCCAGTGAATGTGTTTGAAGTTCCTGCACCACGTAAGATTTGTTCACTGATTTTCTTTTTAAGTGAAATATTGATGTTACGAAGTACTTCTGCTTGATAAGGAATACTTGGAAGTTTTTCTAGTTCTTCAGTGATTTCTGTATAAGCGGTAATTTTAACCTTGGTAATTGTTAAATATCCAAATGCAGGTTCAGTTTCACTGTAAGGTTGTCCTTCAAGTGTTGTACCTGCAATACCGTTTGCTTTAACAAATGATTTCTTGTAAGTCTCTCCACCATTGAGGTTGATGACATTTACGCGGTCTACTAAACTAGAAACTTGTGCAAAAGGAACTGGTGCTAATCCGGAAGCTGTGTGCTCTGGAAGTAGAATTTCTTCACTCGATACTTGAATCACACGTTTTTCTCTTAATTGTTGACCTCGCAACTCTAATTTTTCTTTGTCAATTTGAGTGCGGTTATCAATGATAATTGGTTTGATTTCAGTTTTGGTAGCAATTGACATCTTCTTGTCAATCACACTTCTTTCTTCCTGAAGTGTTGTTGTTTCTGATTCTAGTGCTTCCAGTTTGACTAGATCTGCTTCATTATCAACAAGACCTCTAATTTCTGTTAATCGACCTTCGATTTCTTTTCTTCTTAGTTCTAAATTCATGCTTTCTTCTCCTTAGATTTGTGATTTGATTTTGATTCTTTTTTTGATAATTGTTGATTGTTGTTCCTGCTCTGCTAAATCCATAGTCTTTAGTTCTAATTCCATAGACTCTAAAGAACGAGCATATATACTAGTTGAATCATATGCCGGAGTATCCACAACCGACACATCATACAAACGTTCAATTTTCGTGATTGTTCTTTTCGGAATGGCACCTTCACGATTCCAAACTTGCTCATCAACTGTAAAGGCAAAACTCATTTTATCTAGAAGTCCACTTCTGACCATTTTATAAATGTCCTGGTTAGTAAGTGTATCCAGTAACTCAGCTCGAACTTTTAGTCCAATACTATCTACAGTTAATTGAAGTGATTGATTCTTAGTTCTAGCTATAATTAAAAAGGAGTCCATATGATTGTATTTCATAGGAACATCCTTCATTTTCGTTTCTGATAATGCTCTTGAGTCTATTTCTTCTATGAATCCATAGCTTTCATCACCGATAAGTGTTTCATTATTAAAGACAATCGCATATCCTTCAAGGATCATCTTTCCTTCTGACTCTTCTAACGTAACATCAGCTAATCTAGTCTCTCTTAGCATCTGCTCTTACCTCCACTTGTTTTGGCTTAGGTTTTTCTTGTTTTATTTCTTTGGTATATTCATACTCAAGTTCAGAATCCTTGTATGAGAGTGTTTCAAGTTTTTCTTGTTTACAAAACTCATCTATGACTTGTATTTTTTCTTTTTGTGATTGCAATATAACTTTAATTGCATCTTCTGAAATTTTTCCATTAACCGTTATCTTCATTTGTTTTTTCCTCCTGGTTTCCTACTTGATATAAGTTTGCTTTATCTGCATCTACAAAGTTAAGTGATTGTAATCGTTTATTTCCGCCTTCAATAGGTTCTAATCCTAATAGTGCTCTTGACTCATTGAGTGACATAATTCCTAAGCTCATCAGCTTCTCAATAGCAGTTACCTTCGTATTCCAGGATGCATATTGAAGTCTTTCACTAAAGAAGATGATTTCTTCTCCACGTTCTATTTGATTATCTGTAAGTAATCCTAAAGAAAAAGCCTCGCTTAATTGAATAGCAAGAGGCTCAATGGTTGATTCATAAAATGAGTTGAATTCTTCTTCAGTATATTTGCTTGTAAATATTGGAACGGAAACTCCAAAGTAATCTAGGATTTTTGACTGCAAAAACTCAAGTGTGTCCTTTTCGATAAGCTTTGGATCAACGTTCAAGGGAATATATTCCGATTTAAGATCTATTGGAATAATAGAACTTCCTTTGACATTCATTGATTCAGATAATGCAGCATCAAATAAATCTCGTTGTTTCTTCTTATCTACTTCTGATAGCATTCCATTCATCTTAATGATTCCACGGATCTGCATCGATGATTTAATGGCATTATCAATTCCCTGGAGTAAGCTATCATTAATTGAGATTGTTTTAAGGATTGCTTCATGATCACCTGTTGATCCGGTTCCACCAAAGATATCATTTTGTCCATAATGTCTTCGCAAGTGGATTATATTATCATATGGTAAGGTGTATGACTCTCCGTTATCAAACAAAAACTTAATGAAATATGCATCAGATGTGTCAACAATCATCTCAACTGTCACTGGCCTTAATGGATAGACACCTTTAAGCTCTCCGGTTTGTTTATCAAACTTAGGATAGATAAATGCATTATCATTTAGCAGTAACAATGTAACTGTCTTATAGATAAAATCATAAGGAGTCATAATTTCATTCGGTTTATATTTCAAAAGAAAAGACAGTCGACCTTTTTTCTCGGTTACTGTCTTATCATTTTCAGTTTTTATAAATCTTGGTTTTAACTTTGCACATTGACTTGCCACTCGATCAATACATATCTTAACCACATCACTATTGGATATGTTGTTTCCAAATGGAGTGTAAAATGTATTAAGATTACTGATTAACTGGAGTGCATCAAATGATCCAGTTTTACTTTTTCTTTTAAATATTGCCATTTAGTCACCTCTTGTATTTCTTAAGAATTTCTCCAAAATTATCAACGGCAAATAATATTTTTCTATCCTTGGTCTTTGCATTTTGGTATTCAACATAAAATGCTCCTTTGTCCTTGAAAAAAGCTGCAACTTTATCTAAAAATTCGTTTTCGGTGGAAGTAGGTATAATCTTCTTTAAAGTCTTACCTATTCTTGTTAGATAGTAGACGCTAAAAGTAATTTTCTTTTCAAAGCCAACAAAAAGAATTTCTTCATGGTTTAATAAAATAGTGTAAATATAATATCCAAAAACATTATTACTAGGTGTCACGGAAGTCAATGACTGTAGTAGTAATCCGTTATCCTGTAAATTTAGCAAGTCTAAATATTTAAGCCCGTGCAGAACACACTCTTCATTATGCGAAGAAAATACATAATCATTAAATATATATTTTGCGCATTTGTCAAATAGAGATATGGTTTTTTTGTCAAGATTTTCAATTGTGTTCATCACACCTAAATTAACTGTCCCTGGGTTCTCAATCTCAATTGTTAATAATTCAGCCCATGTTGCTTTCAAATCTTTATAGGTTATATCTTTTGATCTTTCATAGAACGTATTGAAGAACTCTTTGTCTATCCCTTTATTACTTAGTTTATCTTCATCAACATTTTTGAGTCCTTCTAAGCAGATAACTAATGCATTTAGTTCTCTCTCTAAAGAGATGCTTTCTCTAAAACTTTCTGAAAGTCTAATTTTATCAGATTCATTTTCTAGGTCTAACTCTTTAACAAACTTACTTATAGATTCTAATCTGAGCCGGTTTTGTGAGTTGATGATGTTTAACACTTTCTCTAGAGACTTCAATTCTGATCTATTCTTTAATATTTTCATTCCATCTCTTGCAGCTTCTGTGATGAATCCTGCACTCTGTAATAATTCAACAATATTCGACATATGATACCCCCTTATAAAAGTAATTATATCATATTTTCGTAATCAATCTTATACCTATTTAAAACTGCATAAGCAATGATTAACGCCACCGTCCCATCGATACGTTTGTATTTTGAGTTTAGCTTTGAGGGCTGAATGTTTCCATTCAAGTCTACCTTGGCTTGAGTGTTGGCTAAACACCATTTTAAAATTGGATTGTTGTTATAGTTCACTAGACTGTTTTTGAGATCTGCTTCAAGCTGCTTCATTGGTTCAGATAAAGAATAAATTCCCTGTCTTACTTTCTCCATATTGAAACCTAGGTCTTCCATTTCTTTTATCCAGTATTGTGAGTTCCAAGGATCAAATCCAACCCATAAAGGTCTGATACCGTAAGTTTGTATCATCTTCATGAACCATTGAGTAACAAGACTAAAATCATTTTGGTTTCCCTCTGTCAAAGTCACCAGTCCTCTTTTTACCCAGATATCATAAGGTACATTATCTTCAGTAATTCTTTTTTGTAGAACTTCACTTGGCATAAAGAAATGAGCTAACACAAACTTCTTATTTCTTTCCTTTTTCTGAATAACAAGAATTGCTGCAGTTAGATCTGTTGTTGAAGATAGATCTACACCACCTATTGCATAACTATCTCTTAAATCATCGATGGTATATGTTTCGTCATTGTTCAAATCGTCAAAATTGAGCCATGAACCTGAATCAGCTTGTTTAATGTTAAAGTCCTTACAAAGCATTGTTACTCTTGTTGATAGATCATGTTTTGATTTATTCATTACATCTTCTAGGTAGCTATTTAGTTTAACTACACCAATACTCGGATTTGATTTTTGCCACGTCTTTTTATCCTCGTATATCTCGTTCACTGAGTCTTGAGTATAAAGCCAGGGCAAAACTCTTTCATCTTGTATCTCACCTTTAAGCATCTTACGACTATAATCTAGTTTACTATCTAAAAAACCACCGACTGTTGTCCCTTCGGTGGTTATGATAAATATTAGAGGTTCTTTTTTTGTAGATTGTGATTGTTTGATTGCGTCATAGACTTTTGAATCAGTCATCTCATGAACTTCATCGATACAACCTACTTCGATGTTATATCCATCTTTATTTCTTGATTGAGCTGATAATTTCTTAATCTTGTTTTTCGTTTTTGGAGAATAGATGTAAAAGATGTTTTTCTTGCTTCTTGTTTCCTTTGATAATGATGGTGATTGCTCTCTCATGTTATTAATTTCTTCAAAAAGAATATTAGCTTGTTCTGTAGTATTAGAAGCACAGATAATGTCTACTCCACCTCTTGAAAGAAAGAACTCAGCAATATCTAATCCAGCAACAAAGGTGGTCTTACCATTCTTTCTAGCAATCAACAATATAACTTCATTAAATCTTCTAAGTCCAGTATCAGCCATTTTGAATCCATACGCAGTTTGAATAATTGCTTTTTCCCATAACTCAAGTATAAATGGCATCCCATTAAAAGGAGACTTCGTATGTTTACAAAAGGTCTCTATAAAGCTAATTCTTAAATTGCCTGGTTTCTCATCAAATATGTATCTGGAGTTATCTAGATCAAGAACCAATGTATCAAGTTGATTCTTGAGTTCTTCTCCTACAAGAATATTTCCTTTTTCTATTTCATGATAATACTCAGCTAGATAATTCATTCACTTGCTCTTTTAAGAAATTCATCAAATGCATCATCTCCGTCATCTACTTGTGTTCCTAGGATAGTATTTAAGGTTTTTATTACAGTTCCATAAGAATTCACAAGTTTTGTATAATACTTGGCAGCTTCTGTTTGCCTTTGCGAACCTTTGGTTGAAATTTGAACTGCTCCATATTTTCTAATTTGTCCTTGAAGTTTATCAAGTTCCACTTTCATGAATGCAGCTTGATGAATCATGTTGTCCACCAGTTCTTTCTTTGAGTCATCAACTAAAGAAAAAAGCGACTTGAGTCGCTTATATTCCTGTATAATCATCATTTTCTATTTCCTAAGGTTAAAGGCTGCAATTGAGCTATAAATACGTTCTTGATGTTCAGTATAATCAGGTGAATTAAGTAATTGGTATTTCGGGTTATCAAGAACTATCAAATTTAAATCGGGGTATTCATCCAAATCTATGTACTGATCTGCATTAACAGAGGACACAAGCATTTGATAATCATTTATATCAGAATTTAAAATGAATTCAAGTATATCTTGACTATTTTCATTATCTTGTTCTCCTTCTCTAGGTGAATCAATCACAAGGGGAAACTTAAACGACTGAACATTCATATGAGTTTTTATTTCTAAAAAAGCAAAGAAATATGCTAATGTACTTCTTACATACTGACTTCCACCAATTCGCAGTTTTTGAAAAGGTTTAATATTATCAGACTTAAAATTTGTAACATTTAGATTTCTCAGAAATCTAGTGTATTCCGTAACAAACAATTCATGAGCTTCTTTCTTTAAATTTTGGTGTTTTTCAATGTTTTCGCTAACATTCTTTATTTCGTTTTCTAAGGATTGAATTTCAATATTTAATTTTGTCATTTTCTCAACAAGTTCAGAAATAATATTATCATAAGCTTTACGATTAATATAACTTTGATAAGCACTTTCCTTAACCTTAACTTGTTCTTCCAAAGCATTAATCTCACTTAACTGATTAGTAAGTGAAGATTTCACTATAGCTAACTTATCACTGAATTCTTTTATCTCAAAATCAATTGATTTTGCTCTGTTTCTCAAAAAACTTAAATTATATAATTCTTCAATTTCCTCTTCAAATGAAATTTCAAAGATGCTTTCGCAATTAGGACATTTAATTTCTTTGCTTGTTTTTATGCCCTTCCCAGATGCTAATTGAGTTATAATTCTATCAATATCTTTTCTTTCAATCTCTAAATCAAATCTAGATGAATCCAAATATAAGAACTGTTCTTTTAGCTCAGCAATTATGCTGAGATTATGGTTTATTTTGTTTTTCATTTGATTTAAAACAATTTCCATTTCGTTTTCATTAATAAATGTATTATCAGATTTTATTGTTTCAGAAATTGTCTTATATATTTCTTCAGAATTAGCTTGTTCATTTTTCTTATCAGTCAGCACTTTTTGTTTTTCCTGAATCAACTGTCTATAAGAAATATAATCCTTATTCAATATGTTAAGGTGATAATAAAACAAATCGTTTCTACTAAGTTTTTCAAATTGTCCAAGATTTTCAAATGGTTCTACTTCTTTTTTCCAACTTTTATCTTGGTCCAAATAATATGGTAAAAAAGACATAGCAGGTGGAGCTAAGACGATACTTGCAGTTCTACTTTTTAAATAAACACTAAATCCAAATTCTTCTTCATAGAATAGAGATAAACTCTCAATATTACCACGACTAAATTTCTTAATGAGTTTTTCTTCTTTGAATATAGTATATTCATCTTGGTAACGACAAATTCGATATTTTTGATCATTCACATTAAATTCAATATCAAACATTTTTGAATGAACTTCAAATTCATCATCAAATAAACTATTTGCACCCAGGGTATGGTATAAAGATTTCATAATCGTTGATTTACCTTTAGAATTTGAATCACTAGTAATCAAGTTTCTGTTATTTCCAAAAGACACATATTTTGCTTCTTTACGAATATAATCTACAATAAGCAAGTTATTAAAAATCAGCACTTTGACACCTCCCCTAATTCATCTTGTATAAATATATTGTGACAATAAATTCACCATATTCTTTGTAAAACTCTGATGTTTTCAATATATCATCATCGTTCAAATAGCTAATTATGCTCTGAACAATATCTTTATCATCTATATCTTGATTGATATCAACGTATTCGGCTATTTTTTCATTTGCATATGATACCAGCTTCGATCCTGATTTTATCTTTTCAATTTGGAATTTTTTATATTTTTTGAGACAATTATAATTATTACCATAAGTGAAGCATGAACCTAAGACATTACATTTAAAATCATTTAGATTTTGAAATTCGGGTAATTCTACTAACCATGTTTTTTCTATTATTAGAGATATATCCTTATCAGTAATACTTTTCGATTGCTTCAAATGCTCCACTTCAATATTTACTGGATTAAATACATTCTTTTGTCTTTTTTGGAGTTCTAAAATCAATTTTGAATAAATCGTATCAAGTGATGAAAGTGTTAATTTGTTATTAATAGATTGACAATATAGAGAAAGTTTACCTCTGATTTGATCATCATATCCTTTTAAACTTAAATCGGAAGATAGAACATAATAATTATCTAGTTTAATGTCCTCTTTCTCAAGTTGATATTCAATTGATAACTGCTCCACAACTTGATCATAAAATTTTATATTGTCGGGAAGATTTAGTAAATCAGAAAGTTTTTCAACATTCACTTGATCATAAATTTTATCGTTTAGCTTGATCCCATTATTTGTAACTAAAATACCTTTTGAATCAAATTCGCTGAAGTTAGCAATATTATAATGCATTTTAGAAATCCAGTTATTTGTAATTATAACCCTCATACTTATTGGTCCATTATTTTTCGTTTTAACCTGATAAAAAGTAATCATTTTATTGTCATCGTTGCCACTTACTACAACAACATCGTCTAGATAATCTAAAAATGTCAAAAAACTTGTTTCTTCAGACATCATTTTTATTATTAGTCCCGCAGCAAAAAAAACCTGGTATTGGTATCTATTATAGACATCACTGCCAGAGAACTCTCTTGGGATTACTACTCGAAGCTTCTCATCTATCACTATATCTACCCCCGAAGGAAACTGATAAATTGATTATAGCATAATAATAAAGTTTTTTGAATGCAAATCCTATTATTGATTTTCAAAAATTATGCCTTGCGTATTTTAATCGTCCCCTAGCGCGGTACCCTCACTCAAATTTTTTATCGCCAAAGGGGGGCATGTAATGAAGAGTGACTCCATTTAGAATGGAAAACAGTATATACAGCAACTGAATTGGATACCCAATATTCATTGACGAATATACTTCATTTGAATCATGCATCAATGAATTTCTGATATTCAGTCCAATAACTGTTCCTTGCACTTTAATTAATTGAAATTCAATAACTTTTGCCAAATGCTCTCCAAAATATAACATAATTTCTTTTCTTCTAAGTAATGGTCCAAGTGTAAAGTGCTTTTCCTCGAAATATTCATTTTCTTCCGAAATCTCTGATAAGAAAATATATCGTATTATTTTTTCAATGAAAGCCGAGATTACCATAGACAATCCATAATCCAATGATTTTCTGAATACATTGTCCTCTTTCACTTCTAGTCTAAAATTTAACATCAAATACAAACCTTGAAATTCTTCTAATTCTTCTTGAGTAATCACTCCATCACGTTTCATATATCCTAGAATCATATAATAATTATCAAACATTTTTTGGTTCAATTCTGCATCATTTAAACATACATGTAAAAACCCATTATACAATTGAGTGTAGAATTGAATCATATTTATTCTTGAAGGAAGAAAGTATTCATTGGACTCTAATCCAATATGGTTAATTGAATCAAACATTCCAGCAGGTGCTGTCATTACGTCATCAAATTGACTTACAAATATCTTCTTATCTTTTTTATATGAATGAGAGATACTTAAAAGTTTTATTATCATCGGAGCTTGTTGTTCCTTGAGTTCTTTGACAAACTTACCAACATCAATAGGGTCAGACTCAAACTTTTTGCCGTTTTTTTCAAAGAACTCATCACTAGCTTTCGAAATCTTACCTTTTTCACTATCAAACTTATTGCTTTGTGGTAATTTATAGATTTTAGCTAACTTTTTAACTTTCTCGACAAGGTTCATTACAAGAACATAATTCTCACCCGTTATGCCATTTAACATCTTTAATATGATATTTGACAAATCAGATGTTACACCTTTAGAGAACTCAAAAAATGGTTCTTTATTTGTTAATTCCAACATCTTAAATACTCTATCATAATTATATAATTGCTTTTCTGCAATATCAGTATTTAATATGTTGTTTTTAAAAGCATCCAAATTATTCTTATAATAACTAGAGTATTTATGAAAATTATCAGCAATTAAGTACCAATATGCATTTTCTAAATATTCAAATGTAATTCTTGAAAAAGAAGATGAATACTGGTAAATCCAATCAATTGTAAAACGAATCATATCATAATAGTAATGATTATCTTTTTCTGAATCGAAAACATCTTCAAAGTTCTCTATTAAATACTTGTTAACAGTGCCAATGTTATATTTAGAGTAATACTCTTTCAATTTATCCACAATCAGAATGACTTGCTCGACACTTTTTTTCACATAAGGAAGTACTGAATCAAACTGATAAAACTTGTTTAACCAAAGATAGTCAATATATTCATCTAATGTAGTTACAATCCAATTTTCCTTTGAATCAAAATACTTGATAATGTCATTTTGCGATTCAAGAAGATATTGAATTTCCCAACCCATCGACATATTTTCAATACCATAGAATTTCAACCCATATGTATATTTAGTTTGATTTATAATATTCATTTGAACACCCCCTATGTCATATTAATTATACCAAATATAATCAATAAAAACGAGGCTTATTTGCGAATCATATCGCCATTCGAATCAAATTCAATAGTTGGACTAAATCGCTTGTGTTCTTTGTTATGACAATCTTTACATAAGAGTTCTAAGTTTTCTTGATTAATGCTAACAGAGGCATATCTGACATTATCAATTGTTAATCGTTTCTTATGATGAACTTCTTCACCTAATTTACCGCAACGTTCACATAGTCCGTTGACTTCGCGTATCTTGATTTCTCTTGCTACTGCCCAGACACTTGACTTGTAAAAATTGTGGATTACCTTAGGTTTTCGCATATAGTTCTCTTAATTGATTAATCTTATCATCTACATGTTCCCAGCGAACAGGAAGTTCCTCTCTTCCAAAGTGTCCATAAGCCGCTAATTCTTTGAACTTGACTTTATCCAATTCAAGTTCTCTTCTTATATTTTCAGGTTTAAAGTTAAAAACATAGTTAACCAGTGATGTGATTTCATCATCATCTGTAACACCAGTATCGAATGTATTAACAAGTACACTAACTGGCTTTGCTACTCCTATTACATATCCTAAGCTAACTTCGCAATGTGTGGCCAAACCTGCCCCTACAACGGCTTTTGCAACGTATCTGGCATAATAAGCCGCACTGCGATCAACTTTGCTTACGTCCTTGCCAGAGAACGCACCTCCGCCATGTCTTGCATAGCCACCATAAGTGTCAACAATAATTTTTCTACCAGTTAAACCAGAATCTGCATATGGTCCGCCTATTACAAACTCTCCAGTTGGATTTATAAGAATATCGGCTTCAACTAATGTATCAAAGTCAAAGACCTTAGTTAATACTTCATTGATTATGATGTCTTCAACAAACTCTATATCAAGATCTGGTTTTGTTTGTGCAGAAACAACAATCGTTTGAACCTTCACTGGTTTTCCATCTTCATAACCTACAGACACCTGGCATTTACCATCAGGACCAAAGATGTGAGAATATTTTTCTTTTCGAATCTTGTCTACTTCTTTTGATATTTGATGTGCAAGCATAATCGGTAATGGCATGAATTCTTGTGTTTCATTACACGCATATCCAAACATGATCCCTTGATCGCCTGCACCTTGTTCTTTACTTTCACTTGAATCAACACCAAGTGCGATATTTGGTGATTGCTTACTTATCTTTTCAAGTACTACGAACTTCTCATCATAACCTATTTCTTTTATTGTATCTTTTGCTATTTGAGAATAATTGACAATTGCAGTAGTTGTTACTTCACCAAATACAAATATCAAATCATCTTTGATTGCTGTCTCAACTGCTACTCTTGCATTCTTATCTTGTTCTAATATTGCATCTAAAATGGCATCACTGATTTGATCACATACTTTATCAGGATGACCACTAAATACTGACTCACTTGTTACGATTTGCATAATTTCACTCTCCTCTTAATATAACGAAAAAAGGAGCCTTAGCTCCCAATTGATGTTTTTGGTAAATATGCTGTATACCTTGCGTAATGATATCCTTCGCTTTCAACAAGGATTCCAAAATCATATTGTTCTGATGTTACTAAGATGCAATGGAACGTTCCTTCATTATCGCAATACATTAATTCAATGTTTTCTTTAATGAAATCATAATCTTCTAATGGATTCTTGATGAAGATTTCAAATAAGTCAGGTTCAATCAATACTTCTTTTTCAATCACAAACTCATCTTGTGGAATGAGTTCATAGTTCACTGCTTTTCTGATAAAGTTTGCTTTCATTGTGTAATCTCCCATGCTGTATAAACTGATCTGTAAGTACAATCCCATGTATCAAGGATCACTCCATCTATGCAAGCTGTAATGTGTCCTGCCATTTTTAAGATGTAAGTTCCCTTTGGATGTAGTTCTGTAAAATCAGATCCTTTAATTCTTGGTTCACCTTTTACTGCTTTGAATATCAGTCTTGGATTCTTTTCTAAATACTTATACAAAAACAATGTGTCTTTGTATCCGGAAAATCCTAACTTGCGTTTCTTTTGATTTAATTCTCTTCGACATTCTAAGTAATCTTTGTTGGTTGCTGTTGCGATTGCTCTAACAACACAATCTCCTGTTTTGATTCCTTTTGGATGTGCATTAAACTCTTTGAACATTCTTTTAGTCTCCTTTAGTATAATTTTGTTACTCTATATATCACTCTAAAGGCACTAAATAGCAAGTTATATTTTCACTATAGTAACAAATTATCAAACAATTCATAATGGCTCAATGGAGACCTTTTTCCGTTTCTGATTAAATAGCAATCTTCTATCGATTCATTGTGTCTAATATATCTTTTTACAATTACATCGACAAATCTTTCATCGAGTTCCATCAAACAACTTTTACGATCAAGTTGATCAGCTGCAATCAGTGTAGATCCTGAACCACCAAATAGATCTAGAATCGTTTCATGTCTTCTGCTAGAATTTGAGATTGCTTTTCCAACTAACTCTAAAGGTTTCATTGTTGGATGTTCTTCATTCTTCCTAGGCTTGTTATATTCCCAGATGGTATCTTGAGAACGATCATCTATAAAGAAATGAGCTGCACCTTCTCTCCATCCATAAAGAATAGGTTCATGTCTCCAATGATAATCTTGTCTTCCAAGCACTAAAGCGTTCTTAACCCAAATCAAACATTCAGCTAATTTATAGCCAGCGTTCTTGAATGCATTCCTAAAGTTAAGGCCCTCAGTATCTGAGTGGCAAACATAAATTGCTCCACCTGGTTTCGTATGCTCAAACATATTCTTGAAAGCATCATATAAAAAAAGATAGAAGCTATTATCTTCCATCTTATCATTTTTGATTTTTCCTGCAGTTCCTTCATAATCCACATTATATGGTGGATCAGTAAAGATCATGTCCATCGTTTGGTTATCTACTAATTTATTTACATCTTCACTTTTTGTTGAATCTCCACACATGACTCTGTGATTACCAAGGATATAAACATCTCCTGGTTCGCTGAATGGAACCTCTGGAATTTCATCTTCAATATCGAAATCATCATCAGAAGCATTATCAGGAAGCAATTCTTCTAATTCTTCAAATCCAAATTGAATCATATCCATATTAATAAAGGAAAGCTCTTCTTCCAGTTTTGAGAAATCCCAAGTCGCAAGTTCAGCTGTCTTATTATCAGCTAAACGAAAAGCCTTGATTTGCTCGTCATTTAAGTCATCTGCGATAATACACGGGACCTCTTTCAAATCAAGCGACACAGCGGCTTTTAAGCGCGTGTGTCCGGCAATAATAACGTTGTCTTTGGTTATTACAATAGGAACCTTAAATCCAAACTCTTTGATTGAATTAGCTACTGCCTGTACTGCCTCATCATTATTCCTTGGATTATTCTCATAATTCCTAAGCTTCGTTATTGCTATCATCGTTACTTGCATTAGACCAATTCTCCTCTCGTGCTCTTAATCTTTCAAACATTGCATCAATTTCTTCTTTTTTCTCGTTATAGTCTCTACCAAACTTTATGATCAATAGATATCTGATCGCATTCATATCTGGTTGCGCTTTTTTCTTATATTTTACAATCTTCTTTTTTGTACCTGAACTGGTCTCTTCTATTGTTGTTTGTGTTTCTTCATACTCGTATCCGGTTGCTTTCTTAAGCATTGAGTCCATGAGAGTATATTTAAGATCATCATTTCCAAAGATGAAGGCTTGGTTTAACTTTGGATGAACCTTTTTAAGTTTAATTAGAGTCTTTTCAGTTAATCCTAAAACTTTACAAATGTCTTTTTGCGTGATGTTCTTGGAAACCATCTCTTGAATATCTTTTAGCTGTTTATCTAAAACACCTTGCTGTTGCCACTTTTCATAGTAATCAGGCATTTTTCCCTTCATTAAAATCACTCCAACTGTACAGTCAAAATCATCAAAAACTGTAATTGTTTACCAGTTGAATACTACAATTTTATCTGCAAAAGAAAAAGGAACTCAGTGATCTGAATTCCTATTACTTCTAGGCTTCTTTTTAGCCAGTACTCCACGATACTTTGAGTCTATCAAAATACGCAAGTTTTGTCTACAAGCTTTTAGCACAATATTCTTGTTATAGTGTCTTTTAGGGTATATCACTTATCGACATAATCAAGTATAGTTCTGATACTCTTATTGATTACTTGTGTGTATGTTTGTGCTACCGTTCACAAGTATTACTGGTAACTATAAAAATAAATTTTTAGCAAGTGCAATTAATCCTGGTGCATAAGAAATATAATCTAAGAATTTCTTAACAATAGGATCATCTTTTCTTTGATTTATAACACAATCTTTAAATGATCCATATAATTTGATTGCTTCAGTCTTATTCTTTTTAGTGAAGGGATTAGATTTTGATCTATTTAATTCACCTTCAAAATCATTCAACTTTTGTGTTAAATCATTAACCTGAGTAACTCCGCCATCAATAGTAGAATTACTGATTGAAATGCTTTGATTTATAACATTGCTAATAGGTGTATATTTCTTTTCGTATATAACAAATTTAGCCCTTATACACTGCACTTCAAACTCTTTATCAAGTTGTGAGTAGCTATGAACTATAAAATTTTTATCGTCAACAAAAGTAATTTTCACTCTAGATTGATCAGATGTATTTTCGAGAATAGTTTCAGATTTTATGTATTTCATATTTGAGTCTGTAGATTTGAACAACAATTCTAAGCTATCAATAATTCTAAAAGCTCTTATTTTGGTAGGTTTTGTCACTTCTCCAACACCAACAATTATGAACTCATATGTAGCTTCAATATATGCTTTATGTTCTTCTCTTTGCTCATTAATGTCATCTACTTTAGCTTTTACTTTTTCAGCTGTTGTTTTTGCAGCATTAGCTCCTGCTTCAACTATTTTGCCACCAAACTTCTTTAGCCCATCAAACTTGCTTTTTTTGTTTTCATTGCTCATATTCGTTAACCTCACTTAATTCTGATATTCAGGATTTAAATAAATCCCAACATTATCATAGTAACCAACTTCAGTTACTCCATCTTCATTTTTTACTTTGTAACTTTTTGATCCATCAATATGTGTATAAATAATTAAATCAAGACGAATCTCATTAAAATCTCCATCTTTCAATTGGTTTACATCATTTTTTGCTATTTTAAAGTAACAATAATTGTAATATTCATCATTGAAATCATACTTAAAATAATAATCATTAGCAAACTCGTCTTGAATGAGTATTTTTGAATCAATATCTATTTCTAGCACATTAATTAAGAAATTGACAGTTGTCTCAGTTGGATTTTCTTGGTCAAGGTCAATTAATTCAGTCTCAAATTCTTCTTCGCCACTATAGTAAGTAATTGTTGTCAATTTAAACTGATATATCAAGTCATGTTTATCAAATTCATCAAAATCTGATTTTTGCCCCCAACCAAACCAATCTTCTGGAATATCTACCCTAATAGAATCATACAAGAAATAGCTCTCTTCCCAATATAATTCAATTTCATTATATTTTGCGTTAATATCCAAATTACTAGAACTTTTTATAGCATTTGGATCTGGATCGCTACACCCCGTAACAAATAGTAAAACTACAAAAACTAAAATAGTGATAATTTTTTTCATTAAACTTCCTCCATATATTTTTTTTATACAAACAATACTATTTCTTCGTCTAGTATTGCTTTTCTCTGCTTCCAATCAGGCATTAGCACAGTAAGCATGTTGTAAAATTTTTGATCATGATTTCTATGTATGAAATGAACTAACTCATGAAGAACAACATATTCAATACAATGTTTAGGTGCCTTTATCAGTTCATAGTTTAGAATAATCCGATTTTTACTTCTTAAACATGATCCCCATCTCTTCTTCATAGTCTTTATTTCGATATCAGGCTTTGGTATTACAGCATTTGCTATTATTGGATATATTGCATCTAAAGCTTCTCTAAACACGATATTTGCACGCGCCTTAATCCATTCGTTAAGTAAATTTTGTTTCCTCTTTAGATTTTCCTTTTTCTTAACGTTTATTGTTATGTATCCTGGTTTCATAGAAACAAATTCTTTTGAATATGCTTGTTCAATCACTAATCGGTACTGTCTTCCTAAATATTTGTGTGTTTCTCCATCAACATATTCTCTTTCATTAACTTCTAATGATTTTGTCTCAGTGAATGCATTAATATTCTTAGTAATCCAAGAAGCTTTACTTTTCACAAAATCATAAACTTTTTCTATATCCGCATATAGAGGAGCTGATACATGAACTGATAAATCCGGTTTAACACTGATATTAAAATTTTTTACTTGTTTATATTCCAAGTTAAACCAAATTTCTCTTTTAGAATACATTACTTTATGTTTTTCCATGTTTATCACCTAATATCTTCGTAATGCTACTGTCTTAATTGTATTAATTATTTCATCTATTATAGTAAATGACAATTTTGGAAAGTTCTCTTTCTTAAAGTTATAGAATAAGTCATTCAAGTCAATTGTAATTCTGTTGTGCACGTCCAGGTTGTCATGCCAATCTACTTTACTATTTTTCTCAATGACATCATCGATGATTAATGACAAATCTGCTAACAGATCACAATAACTATCATTATCGAATTTGGTGCTAAACTCACTATAAGCATCAAGAGCTTCTTTAACGACTCCATAAAATGCTTGTGCATGAACATGATTATGTATCTTATTTGGATAAACTGTTCCGGAATATCCTTGTCTAAAATCAGATAAAACCTTATTTAATCTTGTTAAGTAATCTGCATCTGATATTCTTCTAAGTTTATACTCGTCCAGTATCTCCTGAATACGTTCAGAAAACTTCTTATAATATGCTGGGTTTTCTTCATATTTTTCATTTATTCTTCTTGTTAATCTTGTACGAATGGCATCTGCTTTAGCTCTTGAAGATCCAAGTTTGCTTATTTCTTCTTCAAATTCTGTCTTGTTTAAAATATCTACTGGAGCAGTGATCAACATTACGTCTTCTGCTGCAATGTACGTATCCATTAAGTTTCGCATTTTTGCTTCATATTCTTTGTGATCGATTGTATCTGAATATCGTAGTTTAACAGAAGCTCTGAGTTCTTGAAAATATTTAAGCTCTTTTTTGAGAGTATCGATTTCTTCATTTCCTACTGCTTCATAAACATGCTCGGATTCCAAAGCAATCCCTAAATATTTACCAAATGCAGATAATGAATTATAAAAATCGTTTCTAATTTCATCATCCTCTAGCTTTAATTCATACTCTTCTTTATCCCGATGATTTCTTATATCTTTAAATATGTCTAAAAGTTGTGAATAAGCTTCTCGAAGCTTTCCAACAATAGATATCACATCAACTAAAGCTCCTTGAATATCATCAGCGTCGAAGTTTTCTAATCCAGAGCCAGAATATGTTTCAAGAGCTGAATCAAGTTCTTCAATAAGGCCTCTATAGTCAACAATAAGCCCATAATCTTTCCCATCATAGATTCTATTTACACGAGCTATTGCTTGCAGTAAAGAATGTTCCTTCATAGGTTTATCAACATACAAAACAGCTGCTCTTGGAGCATCAAATCCTGTAAGTAACTTATCGACCACGATTAAAAGATCTAAGTCGTCTCCATGAACAAATTCATCTTTAATAGCATCCTCATATTGTTGTGCATCACTATATCCAACAATCATTTTATTCCAAAATTTCAGCACTCTATCTTTAGGTTCTTCATCAACTTCTTCGTATCCTTCTCTTTGATCAGGAGGTGAGATAACAACTGCTGTATTGATGTTGTGAAATTCATCGAATGCTTCTTTATATCTAATTGCATCAAATTTGGAATTTGTAGCCAAAATAGCATTAAAAGGAGTTTTATTATTTCCTCGATAAAACTTTGTAAAATGTACATAGATATCATCAGCAATCAATCTAATTCTTTGTTCTGAAGAAGCGATATTTTCAAATTTAGCCCATTTTTGTTTTAGCATTACTGATTGCTTTTCATTTAGATTTCTCGTAATCATCTCAATACGTTTATCTATTGCAGCTCTATTAACGGTTTGCTCTACATATCTACCCTCATAAAGCAAGGGAACTATTGTACCATCGTTAACACCGTCTTTAATTGTGTATTTATGAATCATTCTACCGAACTTACGCATTGTACTTTTATCTTTTTTCATAAGTGGTGTTCCGGTAAACCCTAAATAACAAGCATTTGGAAATACTTGTTTCATTTTGATATGTAATTCACCGTACTGCGTTCTATGAGATTCGTCTACTAGAACAAATACATTTTTGTTTTTAACAGGTTCTTGATTTTTAGATGCAGTATCAAACTTGTGAACTAAAGTTGTTATAATATCTGCTTTGTTATCTTGAATTAAGTCAACAAGATTTTTACCACTTGTAGCTCTTGCTGCTTTCAATCTAGAATGATTAAATGTTTTATGTATTTGCGAATCAAGCTCAATTCGGTCCGTCACTATTACCAGTTGTGGATGAACACTTGCTAAATCATGTAATAGGTATTTAGCAAACATAACCATTGTTAGTGATTTACCAGAGCCTTGAGTATGCCAAATCACACCGGATTGACGATTTCCATTCTTGTCTTCTTCTTTGACGGTTTTTAGTATTTCTTTAATAGCAAAAAACTGTTGATATCTTGCAATCTTTTTTGCATTACGGTCAAACAATATAAAATAATGAATTAACTCCACTGCTCTTTGAGGATGAAATATGGAAACGATATTTTTATCTTGTATTGTTGGAATACGATCATTAACGACTTTTTCAAGTTCTTTATGAAACCAAGTATAACCTTCTGTAGATTGATCTTCTTTCCAAATGCTCCAAAATTTCAATGGAGTACCAACTGTTGCATACTTCGTCTCGTTTTTATTGGTTGACATGACTATTTGAATAAATTTAAATAGATTAGGAATGTAATCTTGGCCTTGATTTCTAATCATCTGACTAATTCCTTGTTGAGTAGATATTGAAGCCTTTTTGCATTCAATAACTGCAAAAGGTAATCCATTTACAAATAAAACAATATCAGGTCTTGCAGTACTCTGTCCAATTTCAGTTTCGACCGAAAATTCTTCAATTGCGTGAAACACGTTATTTTCAGGATTCTCGAAATCAATATAATTGATATTAAAAGATCTTTTTCCGTCTACACTTGATATGTTTTCTTCATAACTTCTTCCCAGCATAAGAGCATCATATATTTTTTCATTAGTTTTTATTAAGCCGTCTGTTAATGGCATATCAATATCAAGTAACGCTTTCTCAATATTCGCATCAGAAAAAGAATGAATTTTCCCTTTGAATTCATATGAGTTTATTAATCTTAATTGCTCTCTCAATACTGGTTTTAGAATAACACTGTAAAGATTTTCTCTCAGTTCGTTGGTAACAACCTCAGAATCTTCTTTTCGATATATTTGATATCCCAGTTTTTCTAAAACTTCTAATGCTGGTATTTGGGAAATGTTCATTTCGTCATAACCTAAATGTTTCATAATTTATCACTCCTTATACTGAGATAGAATGCAGTTAACACTGCACTCTAATTTTCCCAGTTAATAATTGTTGCATTAATCCATTTTTTTGATCCATGATATATACCAATTCATCCTGATGTAATTTAATTGCTTCATCAATTTTGTCAAATAAATTTGCAATTTGTTCTTGAAATCTAATATCTGTCAAGTAAATCGGCATGGCTTTCATTGCATCAAAAGACAATGAATCTCTAACACTTCCTTGAACATATGAAGGAATTCTTCTAACAAATTCGGATGACTTAATGTAGTGAAATAGATATTTTTTATCAATATTATCTTTCGCTTTAAAAACCACGTACATCGGGCTAAGAAGACCATGTTCAAATTCTTCTAGAATACTAACTGAACCAACATTAATCCTTGATGGATTAAAAGCAAATTGATTTTTTGAAACGATTTTATATCCCTTTAAATTTTTACTTGCTACAGTTTTTCCAAATTGATCACTTTGTAACACAAATCCTTTAGAGTTTGTAACGCTTAAAACGGTTTGAATCTCGTCGTCTTTATTTTTTGTTTTTACTTCAGATAGATAATTTCTAAGTCTAGTCTTTTCAAATTTGTGATTATTAACCTTTAATTCACCTCTATAAATAATTTGCTGATATGCTTTTTTGTATAATGTATATTTTTCAATTATTTCTTGCTTTAACGATATAGCTTCCTCCCAAGTTAATAGAATTTTAGCTATTTTCTCTTGCTCTTTAATATTAGCTGGATAATCCACTTTTAAAGTTTTGATTATCTGTAAGTTCAATCCACCCCGACCACCCTCACCAGTTGACAGCCTTCTTAATTCTTTATATCTTGAATCTAGATTAAAGAACAAAAACTGTGGATTGATTTCAGAAGTAGGTGTAATAGATGCTAAACTTTGATTAGTTGTTAACTCAATGTAATTAATTGCAACTTTTCCTCTTGTCTTTCCCTGACCAGCCAGACCCATCAATACGGATTGAAGCGGAACTACAGAAGTACTTGATTTTTCAAATCCTTTTTTTGTTATATACTTTTCAGTTCGGTAAATGAACCTGTTATTAACCTCTCCAGAGCTCATCCAAGGGATATCTCCACCTTCCCAGTATTCTTGAACCTTTGTATTAGGTGTAGCTCCAGCTGTTATTTTTTTCGAGATATTCTTAATTCTTCTGCTATGCCAATCGCTTGGCTTGCTATAATTTATCATAATTAATCTTACAACCCAAGTTCTTCAAGATATTTCTTCATTTGCTCTTCAACTTCATGAAGTTCTTTCTTAATGTTGATTATGTTTGTTTTTAGACTGTCAAGATCAATTTCCTGTTCTTCCTCAAAAGTATCAACATATCTTGTGATATTTAAGTTGAATTCATTATCCTTAATTTCTTTCAACGAAACAACTACTGAAACTTTATCAATTGTATGATAGTTTTCATAAATATCAATGATGTTTTGAATATCTTCAGGACGAAGTCTATTTTGATTTTTTCCTCTCTCGAACATTTCTTCTTGAGAAGCATCAATAAATAATACATCTTTTGTTGTTCTATTTTGTTTAAACACTAATATAACCGCAGGAATCCCTGTTCCAAAGAAGAGATTTGTTGGAAGCCCAATTACAGCATCTAGTAAATTCATGTTGACAATTTGTTTTCGAATCTTTCCTTCACTTCCACCTCTAAAAAGAACTCCATGTGGCAACACAACAGCCATTCTTCCTTCCTCTGAGAGAGAATGTAGCATGTGTAAAACAAATGCATAATCACCCTTTGATTTTGGAGGAACTCCCCAATCAAAACGCTTATATGGGTCCAATGAAGCCTCCATTTTAAAATCTCCATTGCTCTCTCCTGAAAAACCAGAGGCCCATTTGTCTAAAGAGAATGGTGGATTCGCAACTACAACCTGAAATTTCATTAGTTTATCATTTTCTAAATGTAAAGGATTGGCTAATGTATCTCCCCAAGCAATCTTTGCATCATCTATACCATGTAAGAACATATTCATTCGTGCTAATGAGTGGTTTTGTCCTTTACTCTCTTGTCCATAAATTTGTACTTTTTTTGATGGCACTTTATTAAATGCTTTAATCAAAAGTGAACCAGATCCACATGTTGGGTCATAAATTCGGTCATTCTCTTGTGGTTTCACTAAACTAGATAACAATTCAGAAACTGCACTTGGCGTAAAGAATTCTCCACCTTTTTTACCAGCATCTGAAGCAAAGTTTGATATTAGATACTCATATGCATTACCAATAATATCCTCACCATCTAGTCTAGATGGACGTAAATCTAATTTTTGAAAATCATCGAGCAAATCCTTGAGCATTGCATTTCTTCCTTTTGTAGCTCCAAGAATGCTCTCTGAGTTAAAATCGATATTTTTAAATACACCACGCAATTTTGTTTTATTCTCTTCTTCAATGTCTGCTAAGGCTTTATTAATAGTCTCACCCACATTTGATGCATTACGGTTTTCATAAAGGAAGTCAAAAGTCGCATGACTATTTAGGTGAAATCTGTCAAGCTTGATTTGACGATCTGCCATTTCTCTATCACCATCATATTTTTGCAATAGGACTTCGTAATGCTCTTTGTAAATGTCACTAACATATTTAACAAACAACATAACCAAAATGTAATCCTTATAAACTGATGAATCAATAGTTTTTCTAAATGTATCGCATGCACCCCATAATATATTATTTACTTCTTGTTGTGTAAATTTTTTAGTCATTTATTTTTCCTCCTAATATAATTTTGTTTGTTATTTCTTTATAAAAAAGTTCTTTTGATTCCAAGAGTTGATGATAAAGCTTTTTCTCAGCAACAATAAGATTTGAAACCTCTATTGTTTTGATTTGCGTATCAATAGACAAAACAGGTACTTTGGTTTCTTTTAAATCAGTCATTCTAATAACAGGGATTGTGGCACCTAAAGATGATCGTAGATACTCTTTTTTTATAATATCAGAGTTTAATAGAAACGCTAAGTATCCAGGAACAACCTCACTACTACTATTTCTAATAATCGCACATAATGAAGGGATTACAAGCCCTACCTGTGAATTTTGAATAGCTATAGCTGTGTATGGAGCACTTAGTCGTATTATTACATCTCCAATTTGAGTCAGATAGCGATCTTCTAATTTTTCATTACTCTTAAACTTATCAAAGTATTCTTCATTGAGCCAACCATCTTGTTCCAAACTCCTGAGAGTAATTGTCTTATAAGGATATTTTTTCTTATCAGTTCTATTAGCTTCTTTCCTTTTGAGAACTAGACCAGTTGATATATCTGCACAGTCACCAAGTTTAATATGGTTCATTTCATCACCTCCATCAAAATGTTATTTTCTTTCTACAACAAAATTATATCACGAACAATATATTCTTGTCAATGATTTATTTTGTTTAAATGTTAAAATGACATAACACTTCTAGTTAAACTTTCTTGATAACTCATTAATAATTTGAAATAACCTGCTTTTGCTAACCTTCACTCTTAATGCAATAGTTGAATTTTGAAGATTAGTTTCAACAAACATTTCTAATAACAATGCTTCTTTTTCAATAAGTTTTTCTTTGAATAGTACATAATCATTGATTACAAAGTCTACTTCTTTCAATTTATGTTCTATTGCATCAATCTTACCAATTATGAATAGCAGGTTATCCTCTACGTTGTTCCTGGATGAACTCGATCCAATTGAATCATATACTACAGCCTGATATCCGGTTAATCTCGATTGATAATACTCAAGTTTCTCTTCAAGCTCCCTTTTATGCCTTATAGCTTTTTTAACATCATCAACCCACTTGTAAAAAGGTGCGTTTAAACCAGTCTTCAAATTTCTCACCTCTCCTATTATCTAAATTTTTAAATCTTTCAAGATTATTTAACAATGAAGCCTTCATGAAATTGAAACGATCATCAATTTTTGGATTAGGGTTTCTATCATATGAAATAATATAATTAGCCCCACTTAACACATTCTCATATCCATAAGTAAGTATTGCTGATTCAAAGAGATCATTATATCTCAGAACATCTCCATTAAATTCTTCAATGTATTTTCTTTGAATTAATAATTTAGTTAAAAAGTGCATTTTGGGGAACCCATAAATGCTTTTATCTTCTTTTATCTTTTTATCTCTTTTACTTTCCTTTTTACTTTCCTTTTTACTTTGATTTTTATTGTCAACATTAACGGGGTTATTGTCGACATTAACTAATGAATCATGATATTTATCCTCGTTTTTTTGCATGCTTAAAAGGACCCCTAATTGTTCCATGGTTTCGGAATCTAACAACCAATACTTGTCGTTCTGAATATTCTTTCGTCTCCTGGTTGAAAGAATAAATTGTTTCTGAATAGATACCGAGGTAATAACACCTTGTAGAAAGAGCGCTCTTTCAAAGAGTCGAAGCTCAACACAACCGTGAATTATCTCCAAGATCTTGTCCACCTTTATCCAATGTGATCCTATTTGCTGATGCAATAGAATTGCTAGTTCCTGTAATGGTATTTCTAAGTAATATCCCTCTCCATAGACAAGAGTTAAGATGCGGATATAAACGGTTGTACCATAAGGACCATACTGATAAGAGAGTGACTTCAGTTTAGGATCATCAAAAGCACGCACGTCCCAAGGAAAATACTCAAGTCCTTGTTTGAATGGTCGTGCCATGTTTTGTACCTTTCTATATATCAATAAACCGACATTTCACACCATATTGAATGTATATTCATACATACTTGTGAGTATATTCGTGTTACCGTTCACAAGCATTACTGGTAAATAGGAAATGTCGGTTTTATCGATTTAGTAGTTTGAATTTTTTTCTTTAAATTTGTTTAGTTCTGCTTCTGTTACTCGCCATTGGTTACCGAGTTTGAATGCTCTTAATTTGCCTTGTTTGATATATTTGAGTAAAGTTCTTCTAGATACTCCCAGGATATCAATTAAATCACTGAGCGTATAATGGTTTTCTGTTTCGTTGTGCATTCTTTGTCACCTCATATTCGGATAAGATTCTTTCAATGAATGTTATCCCGCTTTTATAAACATAAGTCCGAGTAGAGATTAATATAGTCCCACCTGCGACTGATTTTGTTTCTACGACTCTAAAATATTTACGATCACAATACTCCTGGAATGGTTGATTCCTGTCATCTAAGATATGTGTAGCTCTAAGTATCTTAAACAACTCCATACTGCCTATGCCTTTAAATTTTAGAACATCATGTGCGATATCTAAATCTACACATTGTGAAGAACCTAATAACTTGTTGATATATTTAAGCTTTGGTTCATTGATTTTCTTATCTGTCTCCAGGATACTATTTCTTACTTTAATATCCTGGTATTCATCTAAGAATTTTATTACTACATTTGGATCGTGAAAGTCATCCACTTGATAGTCTCCAAATTTTAATAGTTGCGGTAATACTATACGATATAACCAATCATTAATCATTTGAGCTTCAGCTTTTTTTGAAGCAAACATACAAGTACTGATGTTATTAGCTGATATAAAAAGTCTTTTTGCCTTCCCTTTTTCGTCTGGAACTTCAATTGTTTTGATTTCATTTGCTGGTATTTTAGTTCTACATTCCTGTACATTTTTGATATCAAGAAGTCTTGCGATATCAACCAAGCAAAAATAAGGTTGATCCTCTACAAAAGATGTTCTAATGACACCATACTCTGCATTTGAAAATTCCTTAATCATAACTTATCCTTTCTTATTTTCGTGTTGTTTTCCCAAACAACGTATCACTAATCTTCCCTTCGTAATTCTCTTTTCTTCTATTCATCTTGTGGATGTAGATTTGTGTGGTTGCTGGGTCTTTGTGTCTTAGCAACTGTTGTGTGCTCTCGATGCCTGCGCCTTCAAGTAATGACAACGTTGCTGTCGTGTGTCTTAAGCTATGTGCAGAATATTTTGGACTGTCGATGCCTATTTGTCTCAAGTATTCTTTAACTACAGCCCGAATTGATCTTGTTTGCATTCTCTCTCCGTAATTCGTATGACCATGATTAATGAATAGTGGTTTGAATTCATCGGAACGTTTTATTAAATATTCTTCAATAATTTTGTAAACTTGTGGTGATAATTTTACATATGTATCCTTATCATCATGTCCTTTTCCCATAACAAATAAAACCTGGGAATCTTCAATAAAATCGATATCTTCTGTATCTGATCTTTCAACTTCAATTGTTCTCAATCCAGTTGTAAGCAACAAACTGATTAAAGCATAATTTCTAAGACCTAAAATATCTTTTTTAGCATGCATCTCCGCTCTATGTAAGAGTTTCTTTGAGTCTTCAACTGATAGCGCTTCTCGTTTAAAGTTTGATTCAATCTTCATTCCTTTTATACCTTCTGCGATATTTGGTCCATACCCTTCAATATAATACCATCGGTAGAAATTCCGAATAACAACTATGTGTTTCTGAACTGAAGCTGCCTTTAATCTTTTTTTAATGCGTTCACGGTAATTCATGACATCATGCCTAGTTGGTAAGTTAGGAAGATTATCGATATATGATACATACTCTAATAGAATCCTTTGGTAGCTTTCTTTTGTAGCTGGTTTTATATCAATATATTTTATATACTGAATGATTCTTTCTTTTATTGATTCCTGAGTATTCATATTATTACCAATCCCGCGTTAATTGTTGCTATTTAGATCTTTGTATTTATCTATATACTCTGATTCAAATTGCAATAATCTATCCGCATCCATTTGAAGTGCCTTTGTAAGTCTTAGTAGCATCGATACTGGTAGTTTGCTTCCTCTATTACCATTTTCAAGTTGATAATAATAGTAATGAGTTACATCCAGTTCCCTTGAAACTACTTCGACCGACAAACCGAGTTCTAACCTGCGTTCAAGCAGATAGAATCTAGGTAATGGGATCTTCTTCTTTTTGGATATTTTATTCATGTTTTCTACAAGCAATAGTGTTTCCTCCCTTAGATGGATTTTGATGGTGCTTATATTGTATATCAAAGAATGAAAAGTGAAAATATTTTGTGCAAATAAATCGACATGAGAAACAAAAAGAGTTTACTCAGTATATGGAAATAACCTATTTACACAATATTTTTAAGTTAATGCATACAACAATATTGACAACGCTACATTTGTTGTCATATAATTATTGATAATATGCTACAAAAAGGAGAAAATTATGCAGAGTTTAAACACAACGGATGCATTTAACAAATTATTTATAAGTGAAAATTTAAAAAGACTTCGATTATCATACAACCTTTCAACTACTGAGGTTGGGAAGATTATCGGCAAAACTAGACAGGGTTATCTAAATTACGAAAATGGATCTCGTGAAATAGGTATCTATGATTTAATAACATTATCTGGATACTACAATGTATCTATTGATGTCATTGTAGGGAATCCATTCACTTTAAGAAATGAAAAATTGCTAGCATTTAGAACATTTGAATATCTTGAGAATGAATTGAAGGAAGTCATGCCAATTACGATATCTACAGTTCATGATGATGTTATATGTGTTAAGTATGATGATTTAAAACTTGATTTCTTCTGGAAAACAAATACCAATCAAAAAGGTCATGAGATGATCTTCGAATACTATAACAAGCCTTATATATCAAAAGTCTTCTACAATTCAACTGGTGGTGGACATTTCTATATTAATAGTGAGCCTTTCTATTTTAATAAAGCACAGGCAGAAAGCATTGTTTTTAAAGGCGTTTATATGTCTGAACTTAATAAGATAACTGATATACCACACTTCTTTTAACGATTGTGCTTAAAGCTTATATATTTATTGATTAAAATTTGATATACTTGATTTCGGTAAGTTAGGAAATATCTATATGAACATTCTTTAATTTTATCCTTTCTAAAGGAGTTGCTTTCGGGCAACTTCTTTTTTTATTAGAAAGGACACCATATGGATGACAATATAGAATTTCAACAAAAGAAAATGATGCTAGATGAATTGTATAAAGCCAAAAAAATAAGCGGTACAGAATGGTATGACGCTTTATCAAAACTTATAACTGAGTATGATCTGGATAAAGAAATAAACTCGCAATAAACTACTTGCTATTTATTGCTTTTTGAGTGATGTATATAGTAACGAAAAGGAGGTGCATTATGTTAGAAAAAAGAGTATTTGTCATGGAACCAGAGCAGATGATTCATGAAGATTCTAATGGGATGCCAGTTTTAAAGTCAAAAAGGAAAGTTTGTGCATACGCCAGGGTTTCTACAGATTCAGATGATCAGTTAAATAGTTACCAAGCACAGATAGATGAATTCACGAAAAAAATACAAGATAATGAAGAATGGGAATTTATCAGGATGTATGCAGACGAGGGGATTTCAGGAACCAGCATCAAGAAACGTCCAGAATTCTTAAATATGATTGAAGATGCACGAGAAGGAAAAATTGATTTAATTCTAACAAAGTCTTTATCTAGATTTGCTAGAAACACAGTAGATACATTAACAATTGTTAGAGAATTAAGAAGCATTGGTGTCGAAGTGTTCTTTGAAAAAGAAAACATTTATTCATCAGATACTAAAGTAGATTTTATGCTTACAATCTTTTCTTCAATTGCACAGGAAGAAGCTAGAAACATAAGCGAGAATGTGAAATGGGGATTTCAAAAAAGATTTAAAGAAGGCAAGGTTCACATTAACACAAAACGATTCCTTGGCTATGATAAGGATGATGGCAAAATAATCATCAATGAGGTTCAAGCAAAAACAGTAAGAATAATTTTTGATATGTACATTGCAGGTTCCTCATTAAAAGAGATTGTTGAATTCTTGACAGAAAATGAAATACCAAATGGACGAGATGAGATCTTCTGGACTTCTGCTACTGTGAGCACAATTCTAACAAATGAAAAATATTGTGGTGATGCCATACTTCAGAAAAGAGTAACTTTAGATTACCTCACACACAAATCAGTTAAAAACAATGGCCATGCTCCAAAGTACTACATCATGAACAATCATGAGCCTATCATTCCAAGAAGAAAATTTGAGTTAGTTCAAAGTTTAAAGAACAAAAGAGGCAAAAAGAAAAGCACCTCGAATTATGGTAACAAATATGCACTAAGCGGAATGGTTTATTGTGGAGAATGCGGTAAAGTGATGAACCGCCACTACTACAACTACAGAAAGCCTACTCAAAGGATTGTATTATCCTGTAAAAACAGATACAAAGATCCTCATGTTTGCAGCAACAAACCAGTTGATAATGATTTGCTAGAAAATGCCGTGATAGAGTCAATCCAAAAACTTAACCTTCATAACCCTAAAATTGTAAATGATACATTAAGCATAGTAAAATCTAGTCTGGATTCGTCCTATATGGAAATGGAAATCAAAGAAACACAAAAACAAATTAGCATTCTCGAAAGTGAAATCAAAGAGATCATCAACATTAACGTTGGTTCAATGGTAGAAAATACAGATTTCTATAAAGCGGTCTACAATGAAAAGAAAGCTTCTTTGATTCAACTGAAGGCAGAGTTGCAAAATAAAAAAGGCTTACTTATCGATCAGCATCTTCACGATGAACGGATTCAACAAATAAGCGAATTTTTAAAAGGCTATACTTCTCTTAATAAGAATATACTCTTAGGAGTTTATAAAGCAATCATTGCAGTTAGCCAAAATGAAGTAATCTTCGTAATGAGCGATACTAAGCTTTCCCAAAAAGAAATTCAAGATAACATTGAAATTTACAAATCACTAAAACGAATCGAAACTAATACAATCGTTAATTTTGATGCAAAGCGGTCTATCACTTATCACATCGTAAAACATAGTGGCAAATAGCAATGAAAGTTGTAGAACTGTTAGATTTAGAGTCATATGAAAAGAACCAACAAAAAAAGAAAGTATGCGCATATGCGAGAGTATCCTCAACTAAGGATATTCAAACAACATCATTTGATTTACAAGTTGAAACATATACAAAAATGATACAGAGTAATCCTGAATGGAATTTCGCTGGTGTCTATGCAGATGAAGGAAAAAGCGGAACCAATCTAGTCTACAGAGATCAATTTAATTTGATGGTTGAATTAGCTAAATCAGGAACCATCGATATGATAATAACAAAATCTGTATCTAGGTTTGCAAGAAACACTATAGATTGTTTATCTGTTATTCAAGAACTAAAGAGGCACGGAACTGAAGTGTGGTTTGAAAAAGAAAACTTATCTTCATTTGATCCAAAGATAGAATTCGTTATTGCAGTAATGGCAGGTATGGCTGAAGAGGAATCAAGAGGAATAAGTGAAAACGTAAAATGGGGAGTACGAAAAAGATTTAGAGATGGAATTGTACCCATGGTAACTTCCCAAATCTTAGGCTACGACCGAGATGATAACAACAACGTAATTATTAATAAGAAAGAAGCCAAAGTTATCAAACTGATTTTCAAAATGTATTCAGAAGGTATATCCTTAAGATTAATAGCTGAACATTTGAATACACTAGGTCTTAAAACAAAATACGGAAATAAGGAATACTATGAAGGTGCAATTCGAGGGATTATTAATAACGAACGATATACTGGAGATGCAATACTTCAAAAATCAATTAGAAAGAAAGTAGGCGATCGTTCAGGAGATAAAAATCAGCAAACTCATCCGAAATACTACGTTCAAAACTCACATCCTGCTATTGTTTCTCAAGAGCTGTTTGATGAGGTACACAAAATAAAAAATAAGCGCATTCTTAAATACAATCATACCCTTGATAAAAAGCAATTAAAGAAAGTCGGTATCAATCGTTCTGAATATGCAGAGTTTGTCGAATGTGGAATATGTGGAAAGAATTACCATTTCAAAGTAAACAATAAAAACACAGTTTCAGAAAAAGAAATCCTTGTATGTTTTTCAAACAAAGTAAATAAGAAATGTGATAATGATGCTTTATTTATTGAAACCTTTGATAAAATGCTTATCTCGCAAATAAATAATATCTTAAAGCATAAAGATGAGTTCCTAAATAGCCTTCGTAAGGCTTTATTGATTCATCCCGCTATCATTAACCTCAACTCCCGTTTGCAGCAAGCACAGGAAAAATTAGACGAGTATGACGCGAAGTTAAGGAATCTCATGTCTTCTTCTGATGATTTAGATAAGCTTGTACGAGATGAGATAATATCACTTAAAAATGAGACTGAATTAGATCTACTTAAAAGTAAGAACGCTTTATTAACAACTCACAATATTTCATCCATTATAATGAAAATAAAAGCTTTGCTTAACACGCATAAAGTACCGATAGAAAGCATAACAGATTTTTCATTTAGAGATTTATTTACAAAGGTTATAGTGCACGATAGAAATCATATTGAATTTGTGATAAATGCATTTCAGAGCCCCTACCAGAAAAGTGTGTATTCTTTTCCATCAATTGAGACTGAATATATAATTCGCAAGACTAAACACAAAGCACAAAGTGTGATTAACCTTTATTAAATTATTGAATCTGATAAACCTTTGTATTATAATAAAAGTGCGACATTGTCGCAACTTATCCCTTACATAGCATGTGTGCAATTCGGCACACATCCCCTTCCTAAGAACCGCAGAGATGTGGTTCTTTTCTATTGCACAAAAGTAGATATATATTAAAAGTTCAAATCTCATCAACCGCACGAAAAACTCGAATTTTTCAAAAGTTCAAACCCCCTATGACACATAACACTAAAGCACATACAAAATCACTATAATTTTGTGTTAACAATAAAGAAAAATCACTGAATTCGCATTAAAATACCTATAAAAAGAAAAAAGTTTATCTCCACTTATTCGCTAAGTGGCGCGCTTAAGCCACTTTTTGAAATAGAAATAAACTTGGTATAATTAAGATGGTGCGGTCGATGGGATTTGAACCCACATGCCGTTAGGCACTACCCCCTCAAAGTAGCGCGTCTGCCAGTTTCGCCACGACCGCATATAATAACTTATATATAAATCATATAATGATAATTATTTTGGAGCAAGCGAGGGGAATCGAACCCCCAACAGTTGCTTGGGAAGCAACGGTTTTACCATTAAACTACACCTGCAAAAAAGCTGGTGCGGTTGATGGGATTTGAACCCACATGTCGTTAAACACTACCTCCTGAGGGTAGCGCGTCTGCCGTTCCGCCACAACCGCGGCGATTTATCCTTGATTATTATACCATATACCCCCCTATTTTATACAAGCATTTTCGCTTTTTTTTCTGTATTTCCGATAGTATTTGATTGACATTTCTGCGATAAGTGTTAATATTTTCTTGTGATAAAAAACAGATACAAAAATAATTATGTTTTAGTGATAAAATAGTCTTTTAAATATCATATTATTATGTTATATTTTTAATTGCATTAATTATGCTTTTTCCCAAAAAAGGGGGTATAGCCCAATTGAAAGACGATCGTCAACGACAGACACCTTATTTTACCAAATTAAAAGAGTACGGGCAAAGTGGCGTTACGCCCTTTGATGTTCCCGGTCACAAACTTGGCCGGATCAAAAATGATATGATGGATTATACCGGAATCAATACTTTTTTGCTTGATAGCAACGCCCCAATAGGACTTGACCAACTGGCAAAGCCCCTTGGTGTCATCAAGGATGCCGAAAAACTTGCGGCATATGCATTCCATGCTGACAAAGCCTATTTCCTAGTGGATGGCACCTCTGTGGGCATTATGTCCATGATTATGTCAAGTTGCCGTGCTTCCGAAAAAATCATCGTTCCCCGTAATGTTCATAAATCTGTTATCAATGGTTTAATTCTATCTGGTTCCACTCCGATTTTTGTTCATCCCGATATCGATTCTGATCTGGGTATCGCCAACGGTGTTCCTTTTCAAACTATGAAAAAAGCCATTGACGTCCATCCTGATGCTAAAGCCGTATTTGTAATCAATCCTACTTATTTTGGAATGACAAGCGACTTAAAAAAGATTGTCGAATACGCGCATGCCCATGGCATGCTTGTTCTTGTTGATGAAGCCCATGGAACTCAGTTCTATTTTTCCGATTTATTACCGATTTCTGCCATGGATGCCGGTGCTGACATGTCGACCACATCGATGCATAAAACCGGCGGTTCTTTAACCCAAAGTTCTATTCTATTAACCAAAGGCACTTGGGTTGATCAAATTCGTTTACGAACCACTATTAATATGTTACAAACTACTTCCCCTTCTTCTTTGCTAATCGCTAGCATGGATGTGGCTCGGAAAACTCTGTATTTTGAAGGCGAAGAACGAATTAAAAAATTAATCCATATGTCGCAAAAAGCCCGCGAACAAATTCGGACAATTCCCGGCATTGAAGTCATCGATAAAAAATATGTTCTCAGTCGTGGTGGAAACAATTTTGACGAAACCAAACTTGTTATCAAAGTCTCCGAGCTCGGAGTAACCGGTTTTGAAGCATATAAAGAACTGCGACGTAAATTTAACATCCAGTTAGAACTTGCTGAAACACATCTTATCTTAGCGATTCTTACCATTGGAACCACCAAAGATGATCTTGATCATCTCTATAATTCATTACGTGATCTTTCAAAACGTTATTATAAAATTCGCAAGAAAGTTCCCAAGATTAAGTTCAACTATCAATTCCCCGTCACTTATTCCCGGCCCCGTGATGCTTACCATGCGCCTAAACTTCAAGTTTTACTCGAGGAATCTGCCAATCAGATTTCCGGGGAGATGATAATGATTTATCCACCGGGAATTCCTATGGTCATTCCCGGAGAAATCATCAGCGAGGAAGTCTTGGAAGATTTGCAGTTTTATGTCAAAAACGGTTCAGTTATTCATAGTGAAATGGATAACGGATATGTAAAAGTTGTCGATAAAGACAATTGGCAAAAGTGGGAAGGTGAAGAAAGTGAAATTTAA